AATGCCATTTATGTTTAATCAACTTAGCGATGATAGTGGTGTTGACAGTGACGTAAGTGTCCAAGAAAATATCAATACGGATCACGAGAACAACCATCATACCACAGATGTTCAAACGACCAATGAAACAAAGGAGGATAGTTCAGTGGAAGAGGTGGTTAATATTTCAGGCTGATTTTATAAGTACAATATATATGCTATTTAAATATCTATTTGGCGACTTCGTGTCGGAACACATACTCATTTTTCTTAGCTATTTTGCCATTATCATATTTATATTCCCTCTTGAAGGCATATTGTTTCCAAAGGTAACTGCTCGGTTGTATAAAGCAATACAAGACACGAAAAAGTTTGCTGATCCGTATGATATTTTGAACAATCTTAAAAAACTTAATGCGGCCGGTCTCATTATAGCGACAATACTCATTATGGTACTTGGAAAGCTGGCGGACATTGCAAAATTTGCGATCGAGTCATATTTGAATCCTTTGTACTTTAAGTACTTGCGAACTGCCATGTTTGCGGGTACTGTAAATAGAAGTGCATCTGATTACAAGGATATTAAAAGTGCGGAGTATTTGGCGCGAGGGATGGAACTCACACGAAATGTGCGAGACTTGTTTCATTACTTACTTGGTCATTATGTTCCATATGTTGTCATGACTATAGTGTATGGCGCGTATCTGTCGTACACTGTCCCGGGAATATGGAAAATCATGGCAGGTGGTAGCTTATTATTGCTGGTTTACAGTATTCATGCTGCATTTGAAGCAATGCATCTTGCAAAAGATCGGGAAGATTTTTTCACGAACACGGTTGCCGAAGAACTGCAAAGTAAGCTCAGTAATATGATGAACATAGTGGTAAACAACCAAGGAGATGAAGCAATTGCAAGCAATGATGCAATGGAGGATACCAACTGTAAAAAACTCAAAAAAATCATGGATCACGAAACGATTGCCATGGGCATTATAGACACGATCATGACGGTCATGTATGGTGCAGGCGCATTTACCCTTTATGGACATGTAGCCAATGGTACAATTAATGTTGAGACAACAATTGCATCGCTTCTTGTGTTAGGAAATTTCACGTCTTCATTGAACACAGTTGGTTATGGTCTTATGTACAATGTAGCTTACCGCGCCGGCATTATTAACTCCGGGAAGGACTTTATCAATGATGCATTCAAATATAGCAAACTGAAAACGAAGACAACCAATATTCCTCCCGGTGACATATATTTCAATAACGTTACTTTCTCATACGGAAAGGACGATGATGCTGTTCTTAACAATTATTCCCTTCAAATTTCGGAAAATGAAAAGATTGCGATCATGGGAAAATCTGGATCGGGGAAAACAACCCTTATGAAGCTGTTGGTTGGTCTTCACGCTCCGAAATCGGGAAGCATTAAAATTGGCAATACCGATGTATCAAGCATAGACAAGAATTCGCTGCGCGAACACGTTAACTACAATAATCAGCGTACGGCCATGTTCAATGGTTCAGTAATTGACAACATGAAATATGGCAATTCCCGCTCTGAGAAGGAAATTCGCGGTATACTTAAAAAGTATGATCTTGAAGGGGTCTTCGTGAACGGTGTGGATGCGGATGTCGGTGTATCTGGCGGAGAGTTATCACTGGGAATGCAAAAGGTTACTATGATAATACGTGGTATCTGCAGAAAATCCAAAGTGCTCGTATTAGACGAACCGTTGGCTGGTCTTGATCGCAACACACGTAAGAAGATAATGAAATTAATTGTGGATGAAACGGGAGACAGGACATTAATTGTTATTACACATGATCAGGACATTCTCCCTTACATGGATCGTATTATTAACTTGGACGATCGATAAGTAAAATAACATAAACATAGAAAATATATATTTGTAACTACATGGAGTACTTACAAAAATGCCTTTACATAAATCTTAATCATCGCACGGACCGCTGTGAGCACGTGGAAGAGCAACTCTCCAATATGGGCATTCCAGGCACACGTTTCAGTGCGATTAAGATGGACGATGGTGCAGTCGGTTGTACATTTAGTCATATTAAATGCCTTGAGATTGCCAAGGAAAAGGGATGGGAGCACGTGTTTATTTGTGAGGATGACATCCATTTTCTCGACCCCGAGACATTCAAAACATCGTTTCGGCAGTTCATTAATTCGGGTATAGAATGGGACGTCATTCTCGTTGCTGGCAACAATTCCATTCCGTACCAAGTAGTTTCGCCATTTTGCATAAAAGTCTATAATTGCCAGACTACAACTGGGTACGTGGTAAAACGAGAATATTATGACACTCTTATTTCAAACTACAGGGAAGGTGTAACAAACTTGTTACGAAATCCTCAAAACAGGAGAGAATTTGCTCTTGATATTTACTGGAAACATCTACAGAAGACGGGGAAATGGTTTTTAATCACACCAATAACAGTGTCGCAGCTTGCTGGTTATAGTGACATAGAATGTCAACATACTGATTACGGAGCCCTGATGACATCAGTCAGCAAAGAGTGGTTATTTCAACCACGAAGGCAACCATATGATACTAATTCGTTAAGCGATAAAACAGCGTAGCCATGACCTGACCGCTATTTTTTTCATGCTCGATGGTTTTTAAAGTCGCGGCATGGCGTTTCTGTGCCATTCGCTCTTCATATGCTTTCTTATGTGCAGCCTCCCTTGCAATAGCAGATGCTTGGTCAAGAGGTTCTGATTCCTGTTGTTTGCGCGACCTTGCAAGATGTTCCGCATTTTTATATTGTGTAACATGATTAATATCCGTCTCGCGCACATTGAAAACAGTTTCGTCTTTATGGACCCTTCGGAGATCATCAAACCGGAGTTTTCCGAATGGGTCTGAACCGATGTATGAACCGTCTTCATCGTCATCATATAGTCCGGACCCTCCACCACGATTAATCTCTTGTACATCTCTCCGAACAACTACTTGCTGTGATCTCATAGTATCAAGTGCCTTACCCATTGTAGCAACCGTAATATTTTCCGGGATGTCCATTGCAGGCTCGTCTTTTTGAAACCATTCATTCTTGCTCTTATCAATATTGCTGGGCGCAACCTTTTCATAAACTTCATTGAATGCTTTTGAGAACTTTTTCGTATCTATCTTTTCAAGTCGCGTTTTGATCTTGATGGTTTCTTCATCATCTTCATTCATTGGAACATATGGTTTATCTTCAACAATTGCCGACTGTTTGGTTTGTTCTTTGTAATAACTTAGGACCATATCATATGCCTTTTTATAAAACAAAAAATATTCGCTCGGCAGTTTCGATTTATCCGGATGTGTCATAAGTACCTGCTTTTTCGCAGCAATCATTTCATCATGTGTTGGATTATATGTTTTAATTTTAAACAGTTGTAAGAGGTCTTTGAGGGAGTACATTGATAATTCCAAATTATGTTCCATTTATCATACAAAGTATTTTCTTTTAATATTTTTGTGTCAAAAATAATAAATATAAACATTCTTTATGGTAATTATAAAGAATGTTTGGAACTTGTTGTGTATGTCTATGTGTACTCAATAATGAGCAGGGATTGCCGAGTGTACTCAATAATATACAAAAAATGCAACGACTATTTACAATCGAAATTATTGTATACTATGACAAATCTCATGATAAGTCACTTGAAATACTTGAAAACTATCATAGAACACATACCAATATTACTATCATTAAAGGGGGTTCAAAATTATACACGGGCGCAAATGAAAGGACAAAAAATATATCGACTGCACGCAATTTCTTACTTCAAGAGATAAGAAAATGGGTTATGCGTCCAGACTATTTTATTATGATGGATTCAAATGAATATGCATGCGTTGGTGATATAAATATAGACATACTGGAAACCGTCTTAAAATATAGAGAAGGTTGGGACTCTGTATCATTTGATAGAGAGGCCGGTTATTATGACTATTGGGCACTATCTATACAGCCCTTTATCTATAGTTTTTTTCATATGTGTCCAAAATCACGTGATATTGATCTATGTAAAAAATATCTTCATAATATTTTACAAATTTATAAACGCATGGGCGAGAATGCATTTATTCCTGTACATTCCGCATTTAATGGATTTGCAATATATAAAACCAGTAAGTTTATCAACTGTTATTATTCGGACATAATTGACTGGACCTTGTTTCCAGAGGGTTCTGTACAGACACATATGGCATGTGTGTCAAAAAGTCTCATTAATGTTTTTGATATGGATTGTGAGCACCGGCATTTCCATTTACAGGCAATTAAACAAAATGGTGCCAAAATATACATATATCCATATTCGCTGTTTAAAAAAGTAGAGAATCCACCACCAAACGCACGCGGGCCGTGCTGATTATTTCAACCATTTATACTTGACAATTAGTCTGGTTCATCGTGATTGGCGTATTATACTTTTTATTAAATCCAAAGTTAACTAACGATTTCAGTACATTGTAGTCGTATAACTGATAGTACCGTTTTACATCTCTTGTCAATACAAATAATGATAACGCCTTGTTATCCGAAATAATTGAATAATCATAATAACCATCAAATACTGGTCCTAATTCCAATACCCAGTAAGGTGCGTCAGTTGCGCCGTCCAAGTGCACCGTTAAGTAGCCGCAACAATCCCCATCTTTATAATACGCATACCCGCGAATATTATCATACGCTCCAGCTGGATCTATCTGTTGGTTAAATACTGATACAGTACCATTATCATTTATTCCATATTCTGCAGTTGCACATTTTCCGTCTTTTTGAAATAATTTATCGAATTTGTCTTCATACACTTGATACCATTTACCAGTATACTTGGTAAGATCCAACACATCGACCGCTTTGTAATCGCTGCATAAACTAACTCCTAATATTGATGCCAATAATAGGAGCTGACAATACATAATATGGTGTATACATAGATGTTTATTTGTAAAACACATAAACAATATATCACTGTTTATGTATACTTATGCTAATTGAAGAAATATCCGACAAAACTGCATTGCAATCTATAATCAGAGGATCTCCTGGACCAGTTGTACTGAAATTTGGAGCAGAGTGGTGCGGTCCTTGCAAACAAATTGAACCACTTGTCAAAGATTGGTTCAATCGGATGCCCGATAACGTAACAAGAGGAGTTCTTGACGTTGATGACAATTTTGAACTATATGCTCATCTTAAAAGTAAACGGGTGATTCCATCTATTCCGGCAATGTTGATGTATGAACCAGGAAATGACACCGTTCATGCCCCGGATATTATTAACCTTGGTTCAAACAAAGAAAGCATTGATGGGTTCTTCACTCAAGTTATTGCACGATCGTCCCTTCAATCTTAACAATCGGTTGTTCGTTGTTGAGTTCGACAGGGTTGGACCAACGATGTCTATCAATAAATGTAAGAAACGCCATCACCATTGTAGTGATTGTCATTATACCATACGCTAAAAAAGGCATATTATTCTCCATCGTGATTGTTTGAACTATACATAGATTTTTACACCATTGAATGGTTAAAATGCCGAGAAAAATATACAATATACAATATATTATATGGTTGAATATATTTTCACAATTGGTTGTTTTGATAAATTACATAAAGGTCATATAAAATTATTAGAAAGCATGCAACAACATACTGAAAAAATTATTGTAGGGTTACATGATAATAATAGTATTGAAAAAATAAAAAATGTTTCTGATGTTGATTCTTATGATAATCGTAAAAAGAATTTAGAAAAATATGTATATGATATTTTTATTATTAATGATATAGATCCAACAAACGCTATAAAAGAATATATAACAAATAATTTTACTGAAAATTACGAAATTAAAAATACAAATATATTAAAAAATACCGATATAGGTATTTTTGATTATGATAATTTTGAAATATTTGCTACTAATTTTAATAATTTAATCCCACATAGTGATAAAAATAGAAATAATTCATTTTGGGTATATAAAGGACAAAAATCTAATATATGGGATAAAGGACAAAAATCTAATGTATGGGATACATTAGATGTAAATATGTGCAAAAACCATGAATTAATTGATGATTCTAATAAAAAAATATTAAAATATAGATGCCTTTGTAATAGTAAATTTACAACATTACCTATTGGTAATAGATCAAATCACTTGTATAAGGATGACAATTATATTATATATAATGAAAGAGACTATAAAGGTCGTTTATTTGATGGAAATGGACGTATGGTAATGAAAGAAACCAAAACTGATTATAAGTCAACTACTTTTGATATACATAATAATAGCACTATACACGGTGGATCAGAAGATTATAGATATATAATATTTAATGAAGAATTATACGTAATAATGAATGGTTTACCAAAAAATAGTAAACAAAGACAAATGTATTTGTATAATGTTAAAAAAAATAAAATTTGTCAATTAAATATAAAAAATTATGATGTGAGTAATATTTATCAAAAAAACTGGATTCCTTACGTTTATAAAAACGAATTATATTTTATATATTCTTTCCTTGAATTATGTGTTGTTAAACTGATAAATGAAACATCAGGTGAATGTGAGTTAGTATATGGAAATCCGTCATTGTTTACAAACAAAACGTTATTTGGCGGAACCAACTTGTGTCATTGGAAAAATGATTTATTTATTGGTTTTTCTCATATTAGAAAACCATGGTATGCTATTCCTATCATATTTGATGCTAAAAACTATAAATATATTACGACAACAACTCCTATAAAAATTAAAACCCCATTTGAATTAAACTTATTAAAAGATAAAATCGTTCAGTATCCATACTATTTTACAAAGTGTCAGGATAAATATGAATTATCTGTATGCCATCAAGATTTTTTTTCTATTAAATATGAAATTAGCACAGATAAAGTACATAGTTTATTTACTAATTTATTAAAATATGAAAATATGTGCTTTATGAGAGCAGATGATAACAAAAAATTTCCTGGTATTGATTATGTTAAAAGCATTATGCCTATTCAATATTTACCATATTCAAACGAAATATCGGCGACTAAAATACGAGATTTTACAAAGAGCAGATTAGGTTTAATGAACTATCTTTTACGTAATGTAGTTGATATTTTGGATGAAAATAATATACCTTATTATTTAGATTGTGGAACATTATTAGGTTGTATAAGAGAAAATGGATTAATGGAGAAGGATACAGATATTGATGTAACAACACACTTATCAAATTGGGATAAATTAAACTCAATAGATTTTAATAAATATGGATTAGAACGAATAAGAACATATAATGATTTTCCCCAAAAAGAATCTGGTAATATGATTAGTGTTAAAACTAAATATAGTAATTTGTATTGTGATATATATACAAATCCAGCATTTCCACAATTAGACAAAAAAATTTTAAATGGAAAAAGTTACAACATACCACTAAACAGCGATTTATATTTATCGCAATTATATGGTAACTGGAAAATTCCATCACAGAAACATGCAACAACGAAATACCATAGAGGAAATGGATTAGTTAATTCGGAATATTTTGAATTTTGGGATAAAGATTTTGAAATTTTCAAATGTAATATGTAATTATATGGCTATACATAGATTTTTAAAACACATTATTCCATTCATGCATTAGGTCTTGAAAGTGCATGCTATACATGTCTGTATCAAACAGATGCTTGTTCTGTTTGGCAAGACGCAATTTTAATTCGTAGTCCAAGTTTTCATTTAATAGTGTGTTCAATAATTTTTTCTGTTCGTACTGTCGTGCAATATTAAGTTTACATGCGCGTTTATCATAGTGGTATTCATCATCACGCATATCAACACCCTCATATGGGTTATTATTGTCACGGAAAAGGGCAAGCACGAATGTAAATAGGTGAATAAGACCGAGCATAGTTAGTTGTTATTGGTTATTGTAGTCATTAACAAACAATTTTATATGATTAGTATTGTTTAAGAATGTGATCAATATATGAAAAAACTTAAAATAAATCTATGGTTTATATGTATATGAAAGTTTATGATAGAGAAAACAAACAATACTTTATACAAAAATTTTTACAGAGGGCAGTATACAATGATGAAAGTGATGAAGATGACTATCAAGAAGAACCGCTTGGTATAGAGCCACGGATGGTTATTGATGATAGTATCAGAAAGGATTTTTCATTTGTTCTAAAAGAATTATCTGTGCAGGAAATTCCTGTAAGGATTGTTCCTTTTCGCATTCGGTCTTTAAAAAATGATGTCCCGTTTGTGCAATTTTTTATCGATGGCAATGACATGTCGTTATACAAATATTCTGTAACCGCGCAGGATTTTGATGACATTGAACAGATTGTTGAAGATGAACATCCGGTTACTACAAGGTTTCGGTTAATGTTGGAGGACGAGTCTATTAAGATGGGCATAGTGACCCCGAAATATCACGGGTTTATTGTAGTTGATGGTACGGTGATTGCCTTTATTGATTCCCCTCAGGCATCGAATGAAAATGGTATATGGATTGTTCCGACCCCATATGATAATTATGCAGAGGATGCCACAAAATTATTTGCCGATACGCGTATTACAACTGTTACGATAGACGGTGATATTGCCCCAATTCCGTCCGTCGGATACATTTGTACCATTGAAAACAATGTATTAGTAAATGCACGGGACGAAATCTACTTGGAAAAACCTATCGATTTTCAGGGAGATTATCAATATGTGTTTTCTCAACTCCCTATTGGCAATGGTGGTATACGTTACGTCTTATTAGGAACAGAAGTGGAAAAGGATGGTGCTAAATACTATGTAACCCGTAATTACGATAATTTTATAAAAATGGTCGCCTGAATGTAATATGAAAATTGTCATATTACATACGCTTACACTTCGCCTGCTACGTAGTCACGAATATAGTTTTCAAGCGCGTCTTCATTTATTTCGTCGGCCATATACGTTCTTGTGTAGGTTCGTATCTCTTCTGGTATGGGATTGCGTGTATATATATTTCTGAAATTGGTAACATACTCATCAATTTTTTCTGCATCTTCTTTGTATTTATTTTGAGCTTCTTCTACGCTGCGCTTAAAGCTCTTGCGCGCATGCTGTTTGCGGATTTCGGTTTCAATGAGACCGTGCTCTTTTTCCTTTATTGCTCGCTCCTGCTCTTCAATCTCTCTTTGTCTCCGCATGATCTCTTCGCTTGGATCATCGGGTATTTCTAAATACCATTTGTGACGGGCTTCGTGCGCTGATACAATGATATTACATATGTCGGGTTTTTTCAGCTGTTCATAACGGTCCCTCTGTTCTGTTCCTTCAGCACCCTTAAACGTTGCCATAAATTCATCAATAACCTTTTGGTCAATGGGTGGACTGGTTTCCACTAACCGATCAAACTCCTGTCGGGTAAGTTTAAGAAAGCTCCCTGCATCAGATCGCTCAGGTGGAGGCTTGGCCAATTCAATCCGGATATTTCGGGCATACTTGTCCCATGCAATCGACATCACTCGATGGGATTCATTAAGCTCGGAAATTTTCAGGTACTGCTGAATAGTTGTTAGAATACCAATGAAGATATTCAGTGATCCAATCGCGAGCGGCGCAAGGGCCTGGAAATTGGTTGGCATACTCTCCTGTGCAAACGATGCGGTACCGCTAATCGTTGAGAGAATAATCGCGGGGATTGTGAACCATGCATGCGAACGAGAATATTTGACATGCGAACGGGCATGCAACCACTTATAACATTGTGCGGCATCGCACCACTCAACCAGGATTTCCTCGTTCTCAGGGGACCATTCAACCTTTATCTTACTTTCTGTAGGCACACTTGAGTTTCCACCTACACTTTCTCCATCTACTTGTTTTGAACTCATTAAAATACAACTATAAAAATAAACCTATAATTGTACGAAATTACGCGTTTACTCTTTCATCATCACTGTCATGTGTCAGATCAGACACATTTGTGCGAGGCGAGGTCACGCCGGGGTTCTCTATTAGTTCGTTTGTGGCGTCATCAATAGATCCTACATCAATGGTTTCTTCTAATATGGCATTACTTACTTTTTCTGAAACGGGTGCAAGTATTGTTGGCTCCGTTGCATCATCATCGGCGTATTTTGTACGGATGTCTTCGGTAAGTTCATCGGGTCTTCCGTGTACGTCATTAATTGAAAATGTACAGTTATCATTTACAGTATCTTCTACCTCGTCACAAAATGCTTTTAATTTTTGCTTGCTACGCTCAAGATGTTTTTCATGAGAAATCTGGAAAAAGGCCATGTAGTTCATAAATAACCCAATCTTATTTTGAAGCAATTGGTTATCGAATTCAAGAGTATTGATCAAGTTGGATATACAATGTCCTACTTTATGATTTATGTAATAGTCTGCAATTTCCTGTCGCTTGGTTTGATAGTGATGAAAAAGATCTTCAATAATGGATAATACTGTATTATGTATGGATACTATATCATTCATTGGGTATTCTCGAAATGGCTCAAGATCTTTGTACAGTATGTACTCTCTAAATTTTCTTGATGTCGAATCAGGTAATTTTGCTTCACGGTAATATTTAATTACCATCATAAGCAGTTTGTAATAGTCACAATAAAGGCGGTTTTGTACAAAGGACACGCCTCGTTCGATGCTTTCCAACTCATATTGAAACGATTTAAACTGAAAATAGAACGAATCAACACAGAAAAGAAAGGTTGAATCTGCTGTATGCTGGACCATTTCTGCATAAGCTGATTTCAATGTACCAAGTGTACGTGTTGATTCTGTACGTAAATTACTGCACTCATCTACACTCTTACGTATATGAATAAAACTATTTTTTAGTTCTTCTCTATGATGTGCATGGGATTTGTCGAACTCCATTGTAATATATACGTATATATTCACCGTACATATGAAATGAAATAATTATTCTAAAAAAAGGTATGAAGTTTCTACGCGTGTACATTATACATGGAAACCGAGCCAATAGAAAACTTTTGCAAAATTGTTATTGACATGTTACAAGATGTCGAACCCGTATTTCCCGAGTTTAAAGACACAGTTCAAACACTCGTGGAAAGCTGCAAAGAAGACAAGAATACAGTTTATTCATACGCGATGGGCGTAATCCCGCCTCGGTTCTTCGATATTCTCTATCATAACGATGATATGTTTAGTGATGAAGATATTGATACGCAGTTTTTGCCTGGTCTTGATTTTTCGCATCTTTTCAATGCAGAAGGTGTATCTGATAATACAAAGGGTCAGCTATGGAAATATCTACAATTAATTCTTCTCTCTTTGGTAGAAGGTGTAAAGGATAAATCCGAATTCGGCGACTGCGCTGATCTATTTAGTGGCATTAATGAGGATGATTTACATGAAAAAATGAAGGAAGCATTTGAGGGGGTCGGCGAAATGTTTGATAATGAAGAAGAAGGTCAGCAGGAAGAGGGAGAAGAAGGAGAAGAGAAGGAAGGGGATGCATCTGGAAGAAGAATGCCGGGAGGTATTCCTAACATCGAAACACTACAGGAGCATTTGAAGTTTGTTTTCGAGGGCAAGATTGGTACACTCGCAAAAGAATTAACGCAGGAAATGAAGGAAGAACTATCTGATCTTATTGGGGATGATGGGGAAAATGCAAATCCGAAAGAGGCATTTAAACGCCTTGTGCGAAATCCCAAGCGCATTCAAGATCTCATTAAAAAGCTCACTGCACGCGTAGAAGAAAAGGTAAAGAGTGGAAATATCAGCAAAGAAGAGCTGATGTCCGAAGCCAAAGAAATCATGGGTAAAATGAATGAATTTGGCGGAAAGGGTAAGTTTATGAACATGATGAAAGGCATGGCCAAGTCGGTAGGCGGCAAGGGAGCCAAGTTCAATATGGGCGCGTTTGAGAAAATGGCGAAGCAGGGAGAAGAGCGTGAACGCCTACTGAAGAAGTTAGAGGAACGCAAAAAGGCTCGAATTGTCGAAGAAAATAATAAGAAAACATTTACTATTGCAGGGGAGGAACAAGAGAAAAGTCAACGTGAATATGCAGACAAGATTATTAATGAACTGATTGCCGATGATGAAATGTTACCTCCGCCGCCCAAGACAAAAAGTAAACCAAAGAGTAAAACAAAATCAAAGAAGAGTAAAAGTAAAAAATAAACGGATATAGTAAATGAATCTCCTTAACTTCATTAATCTGCGTGTTTTTATCATTACTTTTTTGACCGGTCTTCTTATTCTATACTACGTAATGCCTAATGAGGACATTGTTTACGTGTATCCTACTCCAGAAAATGTAGATTTGATTCAGTACAAAGATAAGGCCGATAATTGTTACTCGGTAAATAAGAAGGAAGTTGAATGCCCTGAAAAAAGTAGCTTTTTATCACATATCCCTATCCAGTAAAATGCACATCTATAATATATGCACTTTGCCAAACTAATTCATACTGACGCGGGTCGACTTATATTTTCTGCCATTTTAGGACTTGGTCTTGCTACCATGTTTAGAAAAACTTGTCGAGACAAAAACTGTATAAAATTTGCTGGACCCGTATTGCCGGATTTTGAAGACAAGATTTACAAATTTAATGGCAAATGTTATAAATATAATGCGGAACCTATGCCATGTGCGAGTCATAAGAGAACACTTGAAATGAAAAAACAATAACTTATTCGTTGCAATTGTAACAAATAAGTGTTCTATTGTTGTATACTATATGAACAACGTCACTCGTATAAGCGACTTACCTACGAATGATGCACAGCATCCGTCTAATTTAAGCAACACTCTTGTGAAGGAACAAAGTACTAATTATGTTCCCATTAATGTGCATCCCAATCCTTACGGTATATCAGAACAAAACCCTATTATGCCACAACAGGAACAAGACCGAGGAAATATATATCAAGCTCCTGAACAATACGGTCAACAACAATACGGTCAACAACAAATGGTCGCAGAACAAGCACTTCCGTCACGTGATATACCCATGGATACAACCAACGTTACGCAAGATGCTCAGACACAACCTAATTATATTCCGCCGCCGCCACCGGTTCATGATTACATTGCAGAATATGCAAAGGAGGATGAAAAAATGCGAACGGCGGAAGTAAATGATAAAGGCAAATTATTTGATGCGTTTGTATCGGAGATACAAATGGCTCTATTTGTTGCTGTATTATTTTTATTGTTCCAGACATCCATGGTAAGAAAACTGATGTGGAATCAATTTACATGGCTTCCGATATTGAACGCTGATGGAAACCTTAACATGTCAGGACTCATATTGAAAAGCTTCATGTTTGGTGTATTCTTTTACGGTAGTCAAAAAATGGTGGACTTCTTGACCAGCTTATAATTACTTTCTCGCCTTGCGAGTCTTACCACCCTTCTTCTTTTTATTAGACGGGTCGTATTTCAAAAACCAGGACTGATACTCTTTGGACGTCTTGTTCTTTATCGATTTCATTTTGTTCCCTCGCTGCACCATAATATCTCGCAAGGACATTTGCTTTCCTATGCAAGGAAGGGTATACCGACGCATTAGCGGTTTCCCCATAGACTCTCTGTCACGATGCATCTTAAATAATTGGTATGACATGCACATAAGTCGGTCTACGTTATACTCGGTTCCGGCGTATATGAATGCGAGATAAAATGATAAAATGGTATCAACTGTTGCAACACGAATCGAAATATCACCTTCATGAATAACGTTATAGTTATGGCAAGCAATTGGCTTGTATACATATATGCGCGCCTTATCGTTCACAATGAATGTGTAGTGTTCGGGTATAATCTCATTAATCTCTTCGTGTTTTTCAATCTCAATAGTTACATTTAATTTGCGAATGTTGTTTTTCAGCATATCAATCATGCGATTGGGGTTAGTGGCAAGTACATCAAAACTCGGCGTCATACCCATGCGTCCATTCTTCATAAACATTCCTGCGGCAAACGCGCCAAAGAATACGCCCCCTTGTTGCAACACGGTGTCAAATATGTTTTTCTGAATGGGATCATTGTTGACAATACCTTTTGAAATGTTAACGGGCGGACAATTCTCGCCCCGCATAGGGTAATAATGATCAAGAAGTTCCAGGCGTTTTACAATTTTCTCCCATCGTGAAACGTCTCCCATGGGACGCGATAACTCCAAATGCATGCTCATTCGGAGAAAATCCGGAGGGGCGTAATGAATATGGTCTATAATCATGGCCTCTTTTTGCAATTTCTTAAATAACGTGTAAGGAATCATTGTAATATCAGCAACTGGTACATAATCCGCAAACACCTTGTATGTCCCATGATGCACCCCGGCTTTTGCCTCTATATTCCCATAGCCAGCCCTGTGAAAGATATCAGCAAGTTCGATTGCATGCTCCATCGCTTTGGGAGAATAAAAATCATAATCAGGGACGTCCAATTTTGGATTGTAAAATCGGGCGTCCGGAGGAAGAATATCATTGATCGCGGACCCACCATAACAAACAAGTTTCTTATTGCGGATGAATTCACGCGTTATCTTCAACATGTTCACTACACTTACATCTTGCGCAACATTCTTTTTCTGTATATCCGAAATCGTATCGGATCGCTCGCGGACAATTGCCAATTGGCAATCGGCAAAGTCCATATCATCTTTGCAAGGTTTTGGCATTAGTTATATAGTCATTATATTTTTTCATGCATTATTTACAATGCATGAAATTATTCAGTTGCCCGTTTCGCATATGCGATCGCATTTTCTAATGGCACAAACGCACTCCCATGGTGATTAAAAAAATTATCATATTCAACTAATTTGGGAGATTTAAGGTGAATCCGATAGCACGGAATCTGAACCGCATGAGAACTAAGCAATTTATAGATCGACGGTGCGCCGCTATCATTATCGTTATAGAATTCGGGTACACCAATGACTAATCCGGTTCGGTTGGTCAATGCCCCGTTTTGATTAAATGCTCCATGGAACGCGGGCTCATCCATAATATCAACAAACCGCTTTTTTCGGCACAGTTCTTTGGTACCTGACTCGATGTTCATAATGTTTCCCAACTCAAAACATTTGTCAGTAGCATTACAATTTGATCGTGTTTTAAATGAGGGGTCGTATGTGTTGTCAACAACTAAAATGACCTTTCCTTGTAATGATAACAATGGCGTGGTTGACGGGTTGATGGTCCCTTTATATAATCGATCCCCGACAATTTGCGTAATACTCTTGGCAATGTCTGAATATGCATCATAATCATCCTCAATTACCTTTATACGAAGATGAATAAACATGGGATCTGATGGATTTGGCGCAGTTAGCACAAACCCATATCCCATCACTGCCTCTAATGCAGTTTCGAGGGGTATATGATTTCGTGTCTGTGTCGTTTCATAGTTTCGATCGGTTGTTTTACCAACGACAATCTGACCATCCCGCTTCATAATCTCAAAGTCAAGAAAACGGCATCCGCGATTGATTACATAACGGATTGCGTCCTTGCTTACAAAGTCACTTCCGTCAATTGCACTATTATAACTACTTTTAATTAAGTAATTCTGTATAGGAAGTTGTCGGTTACCAGTATAACTATTGATATTGACTGCATAATCAAAAACATGGTCCGGATTAAACCCTTCTTTCTTTGGAGAAAAGTACCATATGACAAAAATTATAACAATCGCCAGCATAAAAACAATTTTCATATTTATAGTTGCCATGATTATATAGAGTATAGTATATACGTATATAATAATGGCTGGTGGACTTTTGAACTTAAAAGCGACTGGTGCTAACAATGTCATTTTAAACGGCAATCCTACCAAAACATTTTTTAAAGTGACCTACGCTAAATATACGAATTTTGGGTTACAAAAATTTCGTATTGATTATGACGGACTACGTGATCTGCGTGTTACCGAGGAATCCACATTTAATTTCAAAGTGCCGCGATATGCCGAGTTATTGATGGATACCTATGTATCCGTCACTCTCCCCGATATATGGAGCCCCCTCTACAACCCATGTACCGAGACAAATAACCGCTGGGTTGCATATGAATTCAGATGGATTAAGGAAATCGGCTCACGTATGATAAAGGAGGTTGTTTTGAGTTGTGGCTCAAGTGTGATCCAAAGATATACCGGGGATTACATAGCGGCCCTTGTAGAGCGCGACTTTTCTTCTGAGAAAAAAGAGTTATTTAATCGCATGACCGGAAATGATCCCGAACTGAATGATCCCGCAAATGTATTGGGTCGCATCAATACATATCCATCCGCATTTTATACACAATCGGCGACTGGCGCGGAGCCCTCTATCCGCGGGCGCACCTTATACATACCTATCAATACATGGTTTACTCTTGACCAAAAGCGGGCATTCCCGCTCATTGCACTGCAATATAATACTCTTAATATATCCGTTACTCTTCGACCTATACAAGATTTATTCCAGGTACGTGATGTATTCGATTCGCAATACAATTACCCTTACATGCGCCCGGACTTTAACGAAGACCGTTTTCAGATGTACCGATTTTTACAAACACCACCAAGTGTCCTGAGTGACTCGTCATACTATGAAAACCAAGTGTCCACATGGAATGCAGACATCCATTTAATGGCCACTTATTGTTTTCTATCTCCTGAGGAGGCAACCAAGTTTGCGCGCGAAGACCAGGTATATCTGATAAAGGATGTATACGAACATAAATTCGAAAACATAACCGGTACACAAAAACTCAAGATAATATCCTCCGGTATGGTATCATCATGGATGTGGTATTTACAACGTAATGATGTTAAGATGCGTAACGAGTGGCATAACTATACTAACTGGCCTTACGGAAACCAACCGGGAGTGCTACAATTGGCTCCACGAAACATTTACTCTCTCATTCCACCAAATACCATTCCAAGAGACTATGGGCCATCTTATGATCCACAAGATGGTAAAAACACTGGACATTATATCACCGGTGATTTCAAGTCCATAAACCAAAAGAATATTCTACAGACAATGGGAATTTTGATGAACGGCGATTATCGTGAAAACATCCTTACGCGAGGCGTGTTTGATTACATCGAGAAATACACCCGAACACAAGGGTACGCAAAGGACGGTTTATATTGTTATAACTTCTGTCTCAACACTGACACCCGCGAAACCCAACCAAGTGGCGCAATTAATATGAGTAAATTTAAATCGACCGAGCTTGAGATTACAACACACGTACCCGAGATTGATTTAGAGAATTCCAATATAGATGTCATCTGTAACGAGAACGGAGAAACAATTGGTGTTCGTAAGTTAAACTACAAGCTATTTGATTATGCATACAATTTTGTTCTCTACGAAGAGCGATATAATATTCTATCATTCATCGGAGGGAATTGTGGTCTTATGTATGCCCGTTAATGACACACTCTTTTTTACCTCATTCATATTATATACTATGAATGAAACAACTTGGAAGACCGACAATCAATCCACTACTGTCGAAGACTTTTCTACCCAAGATATGCTTGACAAGCTTAGTGCATTAAGATCGAAAAAAAGGTACGAAAATTTTACAAATGTACCCTTGGTGGAAAGCGTTCATGACAAGAAAGTGGTAGAAGGACTTGATAATGGTTTTCTTAATGGATATTTTGGACTTAATGATTCTGATTATGATGGTCACGATAACGTAAAAGATGAAAAAGAAGACGTCAATAAGGCTTCGCCATTTTCTGCTGCATCAGACGCCATTTCGAGAGCCATTAAATACATTATGGAAATTATACCTCATTTCATTTATTACATGGCCATTCTCATATATCTTATATTCAGTGGCGGAGATACAATAAATACTGACGGATATGGCCCAGACGATTTGAGAAAATCTCTTAACGATGATCAAAGACACGACATCGATTTGATTTACAATTACATATGCTGGACCATGTCGATCATCCTTGCCATTCCACTCACCTATTCGCTTCACTTTTTCTCTTTTTATAAGGAAACCGTTGTTGATGAAAACCCTGCGCCAAAAGAAGCGTTCAATATTAATGATCCAACGGGGACGCGACCAACGTTTGATAGTCCGGGAGGCGACTGGATACCGCTATTGTTTGGATTCGATTATAAGAAAACAATGGAACTGTATTGTGGGTACGGGAACGATGAGGGCGGCAAGTTCACTGGCCTTCAATTCTTGCTGATTCCCCTATTTTTGCTCTTTGAACCGGCAATTCATGCACTTGACATCATTCATAACACGTTAATGGTGAGATTCCCCTATTGGATCAATTCCGCCAGAGAGTCTCTACAAAGGTATGGAATTCGCATTTCTCTTACAATGGTATTTTTTGTGCTCGCGGTTCTCTTCTCGAATGCACTGTATTATGGAAGCGGCTACTTGAAGAAAATACTCCCAGAAATGTTGAAATTCAAGTTTACAAACAAAAAGGGGGCGCCGTATCCACTGGTCATTATTATATTATTCGTTACACTGTTCCCGTATCTTTCTACCACACTCAATCTCGGAAAGATGTTTACGTCACCCACTGCCGATATATTATCAAAAGAAACGCCCGACAAAAAGGAAAGTGAAGATGGAGACAGTTGCAAAACATCCATGTTTGGAAACGGTCTCTATATTCCCTATGTATCACTTGGATTTGTATCGGCTCCGGTAGCATTAGGAACGAATATTCTCATTTTCATTGCAAATACATTACGATTCATGTTTAGTTATATGACATCTATGACAATTGTACCATTGTATACAGTATTCTATGTATTGATGTATGTAATCGTACGCCCCATCACAATATTTGGTAACAAAATAGGGTCCCTCATGAAGAATATCGATATTTCTAAGCTTGCTGATGGAGAACAGTTCAATTCGTTCTACACAACGGCAGACGGTATTGATGAAGATATTGACGAGGCGGAAATTCGGCGTGTCCTCGACAATGTCCAGCCCACCGGGTTTATAGGATGGATTACAAATATGTCCAACCTGGTTTCAAGACTTTCTACCACATTGTTCTTCCCAGTGTTCACGCTTCTATTCATGTCACTTCTTGGTAAAGCATCAAAGGATTTCTCCATGACCAAAAATGATAACATCCGTGGAATCTCAGTACCATTGTTGAGTGCATCAACTGTAATGATGTTCTTGGTGTATATACGCGGCATACTGAAATCCGACCGCCCTTCCGCAAGAATGCTTCTTAAGTATCTGGGGGTGTCGCCAAGCGAAGGTCTTACAATCGATGACATGGCCAAACAATTAGAACTCATAATAAATAAACACGGGAAGGACACGGAAAACCGATGGGACTATATTAATGAGGAGTTCAAAGGGTTTTTCAATGAAGAAATGAAGGACAAATACCCTGCAGGAGACTGGGCAAGATACGGAAAGGAACGAGACCCCAAAAATAAGGCACCCTACAAAAATATGCCAATTTCTGATTTCAAACAGGGCGTATATAGATACCTAACGCATGCCGCACGGAAATACATGCCCATACATGCACTAATGCGTGACGATTGTACTATTCGTAAAATGTTTAATATGGATATGGTCCAATGTGAATAAAAATATTGTGTTATAAATGGCATAGAATATAGATTCTATGCTGTTTTATATGCCGGAGAACAAAAAATTCTATCCATTCGTTAGCGTATGTACCCCTACATTTAACAGGAGACCGTTTATTGAAAATGCAATTCGCTGTTACAAAAATCAGGATTATCCAAAACATCGTATGGAATGGGTAGTGATTGACGACGGCACGGACTGTGTGCGCGACATCTTTGATAATGCCAACATTAAAAATCTCAAATACTCGTACGTTGATAAAATGCACTTGGGGCAAAAACGTAACTACATGCACACAAAGGCAAAAGGAAGTATTATTGTTTACATGGACGATGACGACTATTATCCGCCCGATCGCGTATCACATGCAGTGGAGGTACTAACAAATAATCCCACTGCACTGTGTGCAGGGTCAAGTGAGATTTATATTTATTTCAAGGGCCTTAAGCGAATGGTGCAATTTGGGCCATATGGTCCCAACCATGCCACTGCAGGAACATTTGCGTTCCGAAAAGAACTCCTTAAACAAACACAATATGAAGACTCTGCTGCAATTGCGGAAGAACGCAATTTTCTTAAGGAGTACACGATCCCCTTTGTTCAGCTGGACCCTATGAAAACAATCTTGGTGTTTTCGCACGAACACAATACGTTTGACAAGAGAGAAATGCTTGAAAATCCTAATCCCCAATTGGTGAAGGATTCTCCCAAAACAGTGGACGACTTTATCAAGAATACGGACGGTCGTGAATCTCCGATAAAGAAATTTTTCATGGAGGACATTGATGCGCTTGTAGATGCATACGAACCCGGGAGACCGGAAAATAAGCCTGAGGTGATTAAGCAAACAATTGAGATTAAAAAGAAACGCAAGGAACTACAAGAGAACCTTGAGAATGAGTTTAAAAACCAGGCTACTGGCATTACGATGGATTATAAAGGTACACCCAATAAAAACCTTAGTAGATTGGAAGTATTAGATGTAATACGGACTCTAAAAGCCGAATTACGCAAAGCAATTGAATACCAACAAACAAACCCACCTGTTAGACGTCAGGATCCAGATGGGTCAGAAACAATTGTTACGACCACTGATTTAGTAGAACTATTGAGAGCATCCAATGCACAACGGGATCAAGCTATTCAACGATGTCAAGAACTCGAGAAAAGATGCGCGGAGCTGGAAAATAAACAGGAAAAAGAGTAAATCGTTTACTCCAACTGAACTATTGCTGGCTCTGTGGTAATAGACTTATCCAAGTAACGATATATCCGCTTTATCTCCAAGCGACATATATCATACCCATCGAGGTACTTTTCAAGTTTGCTCAGATTTTCAGACGACGTCATATCGGGATAGAAATAACGAAACTCTTGAAAGAAACATAGCATATCCTTCTTATCCAGGCCAAGCTTCTGGCACAGTAATGAAATAAAGTTGTTGTTGCTATATTCCGACGAATACTTAGTAAGAACCTTTGTAAATCGAATATCGCCGGTCTTTCCCTTTTTTACGAGTGCGGGTTGTGCATGGAGTATTCGGTTGTTGCACATGAGTTTCATGATATAACTCATCTCATTGAACTGCCATATCTGGTATCGAAATGTAATTCGGTCAATATAATCAGCGAAACAAATGTTCTTGAGAAGTTTACAGTATATGGGAAGATGACTATATTTATTCCCAAACAAGTCTACAACATTCTCGTGCCATAACAATGAAACCGTGGTGCGTTCCGTTTCGTTCATAATGTCACCAAACTTTGAAAATGGTATGTCGGTATTGAACATTTGTTTGGTGATTTGTTTGACATCATCGTTGTAATTTTTTATCTGGAAGATCTTTACAAACGATACCTCATCAACAATTTGTTTATTCTTACTGTATAAGTCTGTAAGGAAGTACAGTTTTCTTAAATCTCCTTGAATGTAATCCAATGCAATGCGTTTCATGGTGTCACTAAATGCGCCGAACTCAGGGAGAATCATATCCAAACATTTTGAAATCTGAGAGTTTGTAGGTTTGGATATCTCGAATACATTACACACCTTCATGAGCTCCTTTGTTTTTTTATCTGATAGCACGTTACCAATGCATATGATGGGTATATTGCTTCGATGTTCGCTCTGTTGCTTCTTGGTTTTCTTTTGTCGAATTAGTTTGATAAGTGATGTGATGCCCCCTTTATCCCCGCTATTCATACCATCAATTTCATCCATGATGATAGCCAAGTGGCGCTTTTTCTTACGCATCATATCAAGAACATTGACATTGGCCAAGTGGTCGCTTGTAAGTGACTCAATCAAATTCTTATTACGAACATCACTTGCGTTGTATTTTATAACATCATAATCTATTTCTTTCAATAGTCTTTCTATAAAGAAGGTTTTTCCTGATCCAGGGCAACCGTGAACATAAATACCTTTTTTATTATTTGATGCATCGCTATATTTCTCGAATGCCAAGATTTGTTCTTTGATGTCTTTGTCAATTTCGTTGCGACCAAGGATATGATTGAACGAAGGGCGTTGTTTGTGCATTACTATTGATATACTATCTCCTTTATACATATTTGTTCCTCTGTAGTGAACAAATATGGTGTTTCTATCGTCCAAACGCACTAAAATCGGACGTTATGGGTAAAAAATTATTTTCGCCCTTATCTGGGACGGCACCGAACCGGTTATCTACTCCTTGGCTTACTTGCTTTCCAAAATATTGAGTACGCTGCGTAGCACCGCTGTCCGTATTCGTTAGAACATTGGTCTGAGGCGCAGTCATTGGTGTAGTTGTTGGTGCAGTCATTGCATTTGATGGCGCGCTGCGATTACCAAGTCCCTTGATACCAGAATAGATGTCGGTGATTACAGTTTTCACACCCCCATATACATCTCCCACTACACTTCCGGCGACTTTAACCCCACGTTTCCCGGCGGCTCCAACGTCTTTAATTCCGACACCGGTAGTTTCTTTAATGACCTCGTCGGTCTTTCCAACGGCAGTGGACACGGTATCACCGGCCTCATTGATTGCTTGCTCAGCGATATTCCCGCGTTTTTTCGATTGTTCCTTAACTTCCTCATTTGCGGCTTCGCCCTTCGCCATAGATTCGCCATTTTTATCGACCATTCCTGAGCCACCGTTACCACCGCATGTGGTACATACACCAGCACAACCCGAGCAGTTAGGGCACTGGGGGCATACAGGAGGTACAATCTGCGTTTTCAGGATATAATCATCAGATGGCAGCTCGGTGTTATTAACGGCGGGTTTTTCAGTAAGAGCATCGTCAAGGTTCTTAATCACAAGATCACCTACATGTTTCATTAGTCGATCAGTGAGCTTCTCCTGAGGGGAGCGATCATCCTTTTCCGCTACATATGGGGTTTCCGATTTAACAGGAAAAATTCGGCTAACTATGCTCACTCCATTTTTCTTATGGATAACATAAATGTTAACATTGTCCATGTAATGGTTATACACAACCACATTTTGATCAATAACTTTATACCATGAATGGGTTTCAATGTGACTAAGCTTTTTATCAGTATTCGCTTCATTACCGTTGGGGTCAATAGAAACCAGGGTATCATCATCATTTACATACAATACGCTTCCGGTCTCGGGAACATATGCAAAACGATCATTCATAGCTTCAACGCCCGTATGAGTTTTAGTAAGGTTTGAAATAGCATACGTTTTATTTGCATTGGAATTATCAGTTTTCGACATGTCAATTGTTTGGTTGTACATGGTAGTGTTCATTGATACTAATTCAGGACAATCACAACATTCCATTTGATCCCCGACTTTTCGTCCCCATCCTGATGCGCAGTTTGGTGCTTCAATGCACTGAGAAGGTTTTCCTTGGAATTTGCAATCCTTTTCTTGTGGAATTGACTTAAATGCCATGGTCTTTACAAATTTGGCACTTGTGACATCATCCTCGAGTTTACCCTCAAAGACATGCAAAAACGTGGATTTTCCGACCGCGGCATACATTACTGCCGTTGCATCAATATTTTTAGGCGTCGATTTTTTGTCAGAGCGTAACAACACTTTCGGTACTGAAGCGATGTCTTTCCCGCCATGACTAAAGAAACCCGTTGTGGGATTCAATACTCTGCAGCCCCAATATCCACAGCCATTCCACACACCTTTATCGTATGTAAGGGACATCATATCTCCAATTTTAAAAGTTTCACCTTTACCTTTGTAAGTTCCATCCCCATTAACTTCGGGTCTCATAAGGAGCTTAACTATATCATCGGAATCTGTTAATGTTGTTAATTCCGCCATTCCAAGTTTCCTCGTCTTATGGTTAGTATATAACACTTTTTTTGAATCTGTTGCATTGACAAACATGACCCAGCTACTTACTGGGATAGGTGAAGTTGAATCAGGGTCGGCGGGATCAATAATTTTCACCAAAGGTACTTTCTCCCTTGGTTCGTCTCCTGCGAAAAACATCTCTAAATCGAGAGTGTCGCCGTATTTAACATCAGCTGCGACCCCTCCCTTTTTGTAGGAGGTATACTCGAGGTTCTTTGGCCAATCCATTAGATTGCTTTTATTAATATCACATCCATTGCACATTGAACACCAGCCGTGTTCTTGTGCATAACTATAATGTGTACAGTCCCCATTCTCATCGCACTTACGTTGACATTCTAACTGACCCGGCCTGCCCTTTTCTTTTGTGTGAATTCCGCCCCCTAATTCTTTCCCCCTGCAGCAACCACCCTGTTGTGTTTCTTGCGCGTACATATATTGGATACTTTCTTTGTTCTCCGTACCCTCACTCGTCGCACTAACAGGTTTATCTTTTTTTAAGGCATTGAATTTATAAAATGTGGGTGTACTTTTGCTAATCATAACACTCGAATATTCAACGCTGGGGGTCATTTCAATGTTATCCCCATTTCGGGTCATCAATTTAAGTCCAGTTCCCTCATCGCTAATCAAATTGCCATTTACGGGATCAAAATAGACATTATTGTGCACATGTTTTACTGCACGATTTCCTCCATAGTAATTAGAGAGTGTTTTATCGGCGCTCTCAAAACCTTCAATATTTATGCGCGGTCTAATGATAAAGTATACCATGAGTACCACCGCCACGGCTATAATTATCATTAACCATGGTGACAATGCAGATAACCACTTCATATGTATATTATACCGGTACAAAAAAACGGGTTGAATATATATAGTTAGAGTAATCTAAATGCCACTAATTGACTTTTACGACGAGCAATACAAGTATGAAATCTGCGTTGATGAGGTTGGGCGCGGTTGCATGTTTGGAGATGCCGTCGTTGCATGCGTTATTCTGCCTAAACCATGCACATTTGCACGTGGAAATATCAAAGACAGTAAGAAATTTTCATCGAAAAACAAGCTATTTGAAGAGGCGGAAAATATAAAACAAAATGCCCTATACTACCACACATTCAGCGTTCCTCCAGAAACAATCGATGATATAAACATTCTTCAAGCTGTCATGTTGGGAATGCATCAATGTATAGATTGTGCAATTGATTTCATTTTAAGTATAGATCCACATGTTAACTGTAAGGATATTATTGCAGTTATTGATGGTAATTACTTTCGTCCAATGAAATTCAAAAACGAGTCATTGCCATTCGTAACGATAAAACAAGGAGACGGAAAATATGTTGGAATTGCTGCAGCGAGTATAATCGCAAAGACCACACGAGATACCAATATCTATACGTTATGCAAGAACGCGCCGTTCCTTAATTATAGATATGACCTCGCTAAAAATGTAGGGTATGGCACAAAATCGCACATTGATGGTATTCATAAATATGGAATTACAAGTGCGCATCGCCGATCATTTGGTATATGTAAAACAGCAAATGTAACTGAAAACATCAATAAAAATATGTATAGCGAAGAATACTTTAGTGGTTAATATACATCTTCTTCTATTAGCTCATCCTCTTCCTCTTCTTCGCTCCCTTCTTCAAGGCTCATCAGATAGTCATCATATTCCTGCTCATACTGCATAGTTTTTGCAAAACTGTCTAATTGGCCCTCTTCCATGTAATAAAGTCTTGATTCTTCAATCCGTTTCATCAATGCATCATCTAACAATTTCATAATCCTTTCTGTTTCCTCTTCGTTTTCGTCGTCTACCATTTGTCTGTTTTCATCTATTGTGAATGCCGCATCTATTGAATCGTGCCATCGGGTATGATCAATACTATATTCAGTAGTGCCTGTGGTATATATACTGCTTGCTCCTGGATTTAAAACATTATTATTAATACGCCTCATGATAATAGGTCCTATCCATGTATTGTTTTTCCAATAAGTTGGATTATTTCGGTTGTATTTGTCATCTTTCGGTTCGGTTTTAATTTCGTTCAACACAACTGATTTCCAAACGCTTGAATCGGGGGTTGGATTTGCGCGAGCAATTTCATGCTCACGCACAAGAAACGACGGTAAATAGTGTTGCACTGCGGGTTCTGGTTGTTTTCTTCTTTGTGGACGGTCGTCGTGGTTTTTACAGAAATTATCAAATTTGGGCGCTTTCGAACGTTTGGATACCTTACTATTACGTTGCCACATACTTTTTGTAATAGTGTACTTAGATTATTACAGCATCAATTTTATAGATTTTTTTAGGAATATATAATAACTATGTCGTTTACTCGATTTTATGATGACGAGACCCGTATAAGAAAACAACTCGCAGAATCCACGTTTTTAGGAAAATATATGCTGAACGCCCCCGGGCCAGGGAAAACGCCATTTATGGAGGATTGCTATTTGCGTCTTCAACGTTTTGGCGCAAATGTGCATAACAATGGAACCGACATCGAAAGTGATATGAGGGGTCTTACAAGAAAGATCACCCGTGATGATGTTGAATCTAATAACTTTCGTACTCACGCAATTGCGTCAAGTCCTATTACCTATGGTACAGAGAACCCATTCGTTGAGGAATCGCGATATTCTCACCCCGTATGGGAGACTTTAGAGACGGATTTCAAGGATTCCCTTTCTATAAGACCCAATGAGACCCAGAAAAATTACTTTGAGCCTCCATTTAATCATAACCTTTCGTCTCGTAATGAAGACAAGGATATGCATGACGCAGGCCTTAAGAGACCCAAAATGCATTCCAATAACATGTGTAACATGTTCGACAACCATTATTGCCAATTTGAGAATATGTAATTGTAAGAGAAATTACATAATGTGCAGTTAGTATATATTGCATATTATGACCGACGCGATCAAAAACATATTTTCATCAAAAACTCTTCCAGCCATGTCAATTACGGCGAGCGATGTCCACTACATAGCATCAAGGGATTGGGTGAACAAATTCAAATCATACATAGAAAATGCAAATAAAATACAAGAATCTCTGTTAAAGCAGATCGATACCATTCTTAATACCTTTCGGGATGATTCAAAAGGGCGTATTGTTATCATATCAGGAATGCCCGGATCTGGAAAAACCGATATTGCCAGGGCGCTTCAGGGTCTCAAACGACCATTTAAACACATACAGATTGGAGAAAACCGAATAAATAACCATCAAGAGCTTCTGGAACGAATTATAAAGGAGACCACCCGGAAGAGCAAAACCCGACTCGTCATAAACGGAACGCTTCTCGGAAACATGGCAATTGAATCAATTGTTGATGCCGTAAAATACGCTGGCATTGAAACACACGTTATTGTTGTAGATGTACCCATGGAATATGCGTATTTCAACAATGTAAAACGCTCCGAAAAGGCTGGTTCAAACTATAACATGTTACCTCTTCAAAAATATGAACGTCTGGATATCATGAATCATTTGACACCAATGGACAATGTAATTATGCATAGAGTTCAACATGACGCAAATATTATGTAATCATTCTATATACCAGTAAAAATATGGAAGCAGTTGTACCACTATTTGCTTTAGGATCACTATTAGTAGTCAACAGAAAACAACGAGCAAAGAAGGAAGCGAAGGAGGGGTTTAATAACACAAAATTGCCCAATGCCAACGTTCCCGATCGTAATTACTCACCTGCAGCCGGGGATGTATCAACAGAAACCGATAAAACGTCGCAGCTGTCAACTGTAAATAAATATGTGAACCCGGCTGGTGCATATACCGACAAGTATTTCACAGTAAACGACCAAAATGCCTCCGAGGAATTTACCTCCATTTCTGGAATGAATGTGGATAAGTCTTATTTCCAGCACAATAACATGACCCCATTTTTTGGAAGTAGAGCGCGGGGTTCGATGCGCGACGATACCGCCAACGAGGCAGTTTTAGATAACTATACCGGCTCCGGATCTCAGGATGTCGCAAAGAGAGAACGTGGACCATTATTTGCTCCCGAAGACAACCTTCACTGGACCCATGGTACCCCAAATCAAAGTGATTTTCTCCAGGAGCGCATAAATCCGAGTATGCGCAAGGCGAACGAGCTGCCATTCAAGCAGGAACAGGTAGCGCCCGGTCTGGGTCTTGGTCCCACCACGGAAGGAGGTGATGGGTTCAACTCAGGAATGATGGAACGAAGCGCATGGATGCCGAAGAACGTCGATAATCTCCGTACGGAGAGCAATCCCAAGGCAGGAGGCATTCGAATGATCGGGCATGAGGGGCCCGCGGCAGCCCGTGTGAAAAACATAGGACGCGAAGGGAAGTTTGAGAAAAATCGACCTGATAGACACTATGAAACTGGCCCCGAACGTTGGTTTACCACTACCGGGTTAGTGAAGGAACAGACCTCTCGTGCTGAACAAGTAGATAGAATCACCAACCGTCAAGATACTACCCGAGAGCATGTACCGGCTGCTGCCCAATATACCGCAGGTGAGTACATTCCAGGTGAATATCGCGAAAGTCATAACATCCAACTTGGCGAGGTGCCATTGGGTCACGCCGCCATGACCGGAAAGTCTGAAGCGCGAGCAAATGAGCATGGTCGTGAATCCGCAAAGGCGTATCCGAATAACCGCACAGTTGGGCAACAAGAAACCTATTTTGGCGCACTTACCACTTCGGTGAGCGCTGCGATGGCTCCCATTCTTGATGTCATGCGTCCCAGCCGTAAAGAAAATGCCATAGGTACTCTACGACCTTACCAAAATCCTGGTACGCGTGTATCGGAATCATATGTCTATAATCCCAAGTCGAAGGCCCGCACTACTCATCGCGAGTCTATGGTGAAATCAGACAGATATCTCAATATAGATGGTAACCAGCATGGTGGCGCATATCAATCCACCGAACATCAAGTTGCGTACACCACTCGTGCGGAAACCGGCAACTACGAATATTCTGGAGTTGCAGCAAGCACCCAAGGAAAGAAAATGAAGTCGTACGATTCCGTTGTGAAAAACCAGCGAAATAACGACATCAAAAGCTCAACCATTGAAGGACGCCTGGTCCGCGGAAACGCCAAACTCCTGAATCATGAAGCAAATGTTCGTGTGGCAACAAACCGAGCAGAAATGCTTAAGAATAACCGCGCGCAGATTGCATCCATGCCAACGCAGGTACCCACCGCGAGACACATTGGCGAATCTTCTGTCGCAAATAACAGTCTTGATATAAATGTCCAGGCTGAGCGCGCCGATCCATCTATTTTGGATGCCCTGAAGAGTAACCCTTATGTTATAGATTTCACAAAATTCAATTAAATAATCATAAGCTGCATTGCAACGTATGATTTATACACCCGATTGTATGTTATTCAAATTATATTTTTAAGGTACGAACGATATTCTATGAGCGTAGTACAAGTGTTTTTATTGATTTTTCTCATTACTAAACATTTATCCAAATTAAAAAATTTTTTATTCGCCTCTTTGAGAGACAGCATCAAATAATATTCTCCGCGTATGTATTCTTCCCAATAGGCATCTTCTTTTTTAATAAGATAACTACTACTAATAATTGGATTAAACCGGTAAAAATTAAAATCTGATATATCGCCAACGGGTATGTTAGACACGTGAGAAATATCCCCAAAATATCTGCATTTCGTACCAATAACATCATGTGTATGCATATAAGGAAGTTGGCATGATAGTTTTTCCGGGAGCCAATAATCTGTGACATGTAGTACCGCAATCCAATTATGTTTGGCGTGTAGCATCATCTGATTCAATGCAGGCGTCTTTCCCTTTATATGTTCTAAATCTAATATCTGTATGTCCGTAACATCATTACATACACGTTCACTTATTTCAACAACTTGTTCATACATTTCTGAACCAGGAACATGACCGTTTACGCCAACAACTATTTGATATCCACGATAAGACTGTGAAATAACCGATGATATGCATGTTTCATAATCTTCAACGCCATGATATATAGGTATTAGTATCGTAATCATAGGTAAGCATGTCATAGGTAAGATACATTATACAAACATACGTTTATAGTCTGAATTTGACCGTTTTAAAAATGTGAACCTCTTCATATACCACATGAGCGATAATCAGGGATTTTGTTATCCAATCGAGATACGGATTATTGATAGGCGAATAATCAACCGCGGTCAATATTGACGCAAGTCCGCATACTGCTATTATTGTTTCTGGCAAAGCATGTTTTATGTGTTTGTAATTCATACGATAATGGTTAGGTACATGAATGAATATCATGTAATATATGAACAAATTCCATGACATGATTGATGCTGTAGCCACAAGCATACTACTGCAAGTGAACTTTATCACATTCTTTGTGCTTCCTGCGGTACCAAACGCGGGCATATCATTACGAAAATGTATAATCGAACTTCCAAGAAAAAGAGCATTTATAAAATCGTCTTGATGAAAGAAATGACATGCAAATATTCCCGCAATTGTTGCGGCGTTAATACGATATAGTTGATCCAATAATTTATATTTATTAGCATGTATCAAATCGGTCATTCCATGCGGTGCAATTATTGCGGGAGGGGCAATGTTCATGATAAATTGGTGCAAAGATGGAGTAGGAAGAATGATCATATAGTACGTACTACGGTATATTTTTTATACTGCCACGTCATCACTTAATAGTTTACACATATTTTCAGCCTCAATGTTTTCTTGCTGTTTTCGAAACAGTCTTTCGTATATTGTATCATCGCGGAACCTCACTGAATACATATGCTGAATATGCCCGCGCCCAATTCTCCCGAGCGACTGAATCGTCTTTTGTTGTGTCATATCGCAAAGGTCCTTTCCAATAACCCCGTGACAAAACTGGTAATTCGTACCGTATATATAGTCACTTGATGCAACAATGATAAACAGACATTGTTTGCTCGCCAACCGCTTCATGATTTCGTCGTAATGTCGATTGCTCTTTTCCCGCGGCCGTAATACACCAATGCCCAATAAGAGAAGAATCTTAAGAGAATTATCAACGCCAAGAGACATAATCTCCGTCGCAGAGTCCTCATCAATCGAGGGAGAGAATGATTGTTTGTTATACTCACCAATGCTAACCCATACACTCTGATGTTCCTTTGTGTTTGGGACATACCTTCGATCCAGTGTTACTGACATTATCTGTCTTCTCAAACGGTTAATTTCAGACATATGACGTTTGGTTTCGTTATTAACATTATGTTTGATTTTTCCCTTTCCTTTACTGTCAGGATCAACATGCTTCTCAAATTCCTGTTCAACCAGTTGCTCGAGATGGTTCATCTTTTTATATACCGAATTGTTTGTCTCTATTGTTTTTTTCAGCTGATCAAGAACAGTAGTTGGAATTCTTGACTGTTGTAAATAAAAGTTTCCGATCTTCTCTGTGTCTTCACAAAGGTATATCGTAGGTCCATCTGTGAGTGTATGTGCATCTTGTGTAGTTAACAAAACCCCGCTATCGCTTGCGTTGGGATACTTTGGTTTGTCCTTCTTTAATAATTTGTCTCGTGCATGTATCCACTGGTCCTCAGTAAGAGACAACAAGGTATTGATATACGCAAACTTAATTGTGTCCATTGTAATTTCTTCGATTTTTGTAAAATACTGTGCTATGTTTACGACATCATCTTTGTGCACCTGATATAGGAAATCGGCAACTCCTCCAAGATCAAAATACCTCAACAGCGTTGGGTGGTCATGACAATATTGCACCGTACTTTTCATATCTTCATATGAATCACAAAGGTTGTGGACCAAAATACATTTTCCACCGCGGTTCACAAGAGGTATGGATTTTGTATAGTCATTGCTTCGAATGTCATGGATACGCGCGGAAGGAAATCGCTTGATAAAATTATCCTTAACCGGCTGTATCTCATTATTGTCCGGAAGAGTTGCGCATGATAATACCATGTTTGGGATTTTGTTGCTGTGCCAATTTTTTGAGATTGTCTCGTGTAACTCATGTTCTTCGTGTTCAAGCGTAATCGTGGGCTCATCCCAGAACACAATGAGTCCCTCTGCTGGTCCGAACCGCAGCATGTATTCCATGCTTATCAAATACGATTTCACGTCACAGATAAGGATCTCCACATTGTCGCCCACACTGTTGTCGACGCGGTATATGCCGCCGCTCTTCCAATTACGTTCGTAGTCTTTGGCCGCAAAGTAGTGCAGACGAATATCCTCATCAGTCTTACACCCAAAGGCAAATGCCACTTTGCGACCCACAGATATCGCTGATTTTGCGAGTGACATGCCTATATGACGGGCCACGCAAACAAATATAACTCGAAATCCAGACGCCAGACCAATGGGCGTGAGAGTTTTTCCAGTACCTGTAGACGCACAATACGTAACAAGATTTCCTGCTTGTTCTGTGTCATTGGAGAATATTCGATAAATGTCTTTTTGGTGTGTGTATAATTGTTGATCTTTGTACTTTGTTACATATTCGTTTTGTTCTATAAATCTTGATGCATTCTTAATAATATGGGATGGCTTTACCTCATCATAATACTTGTTAATCACTGCATTTGAAAATGCCAATACCCCACGATTTATATCTTGTATAGACACGCGGAGCACCTGCACCAACGAATAGAGATACGACACATAGCACTCCCTACCCTTCTTGTGGTTACGCGCAGTTTGATAGCAGAGCTCAATCAACGTAAATTCAAATATTTTTTCTTTGTTTGCATCAATGTTTTTGTCCAAGTTTTGCAGACGCGCAAGATCAACGCTGTTTAGTTTTTTCAAAGTGGCGGCGGGAAGAGAATATGTCACATCAGGGCAGTATTTGCGAATAACTGTCTGAATGCGTTCGTGAAAATGCTTCTGATAAAGGTGGAGATGATAGACATCCCCCTCCATTTTGAGGAATTGCAGGAGTGATTTATGATCGTTATGACGAGCATCAGGATTGTCATAACCGCGTACAAGCATGTCAAGAACATTTTTTTCCGATTCGGATACTGGCACCTCCAGACTCTCCCATTCTTGTTTGGTGATCTTTGATTGCGTTAAGTCCATTGTTTGTATACACATTTCATGAGACTCCCTTCAAATCAATTTTCGAAAGAATTCACATAAAACTTTCCCCAGCACTATACTATGTTCTTTTTCTTTTCATCAAAGGTTACCCAGATAGGGTACCCAGACATCCAAAATAGCACAAGTCGAAGCGATGTCCTTATCATAAATACCCTACCCGCAAACGAACAAGAATGTCTCATAAGCGGCACACTCGCATGCCAAGATGAATCAACTACAATCAATCAACTAATAACGAGAATGGCATACAATACAAACGAAATTATCGTATATGGACGCAACACGTGTGACGATAGTTGTCAAAAAAAGGCGGAACAACTTGTTAAGCTCGGATTTCGCAGAGTACATGTGTACAGCGGAGGACTCTTTGAGTGGTTGCTTCTTCAGGATGTATATGGGAGCGAATGGTTCCCGACAACATCGTATGTTACTGACATTTTAAAGTACAAACCTGGCGTCACACTAAGATGACAGCATAGTACATGAATTCATAAAATTGACTGTACACGTTAAAAATGATGAATTAAAATCATCATCTTTAGTATTATGTTTACGCAGATTGTCTCTATCGAAGGAAACATCGGGGCCGGTAAATCGACCATACTTGACTACCTCCGATCTCTCTACGGGGGAAATAACAGCAAGGTTTGCTTTGTCGACGAACCCGTGGATATGTGGAAAGATATTCGCGACGATGAGGGCGACATATTGTCGAAGTTCTATGCAGACCCGTCAAAGTATGCGTTTGCATTTCAAGTGATGGCATTTGCCACACGGGTGCAAAAGCTGAAGGCGGCCATGCGCGAGCATCCAGAGGCAAGAGTGTTCGTTTGTGAACGATCCCTGGAAGCAGACTACAATATCTTTGCGAAAATGCTAAGCGACGACGGGAAAATCGAGTCCATTGAGTACCAGATATACCAGCAGTTTTACGAGGCATATACTTCAGATTTTGTGCATGCAGGAATCATCTACGTCGAAGTCCCTCCTGAAACATGCGCGGAGCGCATCTTGATGCGTGGAAGACCCGGCGAAGAAAACATCGAACTTAGCTATCTCCAACGATGCCATAACTACCACTCAGACTGGCTTGATGCAGACACCAGAGATAGAAACATGCTGCGCATAGATAATAGTAAGAAAAATGTAAACATCATTAATACCTACGGAGAAGCCGTTCGGAAATTCATCGAAAACGTGCCGGGATTCTAATCAAATGATACCTTTATCACAACATCCTCTTTTTTAATGCATTTGCATGCCGATACAGACAGCTCCTCGCGCCGCTTTCGGGTCTTGCCGCCAGATGGAGTCTTTGTCGCCTTCCGTCGCGATCCGCTGCGTTGGTTCATGTCCGCTTCTATTTCATCATAGTGCTCGAGTATATACTCTATAACCTCGTTTTCGAATATCCAGCGGAAAAAGTTCAGCTGACCAATTGTCGTCTCTATGCATGTATTGTCATCAAACGGTATCGTAATGCGCTCCCACCTACAGAAAGGGTCGAACCGCTTTTTTGAATACCCTTTTAAGCACAGCCTATACTCGGGGAACACGCGGAACCGCTTTCCCGTTTTAAGATTATACACAATATGCTCCTTTTTTGAATAGTTTGTGGGGAACCAGTCGAACATGCGAAGAGAAATCACGAACTCCCCATTGATGATCGATGCAAATAATTTCAGTATCTTGGGATCCTTGTAGTATTCCATGAGACTTCCTATTAGTAAATCATTTTGTGTTGTGGTATAACGAATCATTGCATTCATGATGCCACAATGTTTATATTGTTTGGTTACCTTGAGTTATTGAAACGGACAGAAGTAGATTTATCCGTTGGATAATAGAAAAATGAGTAACGTTATTCTGCTACTCATTTTTTAAATTTCAGATTTGGCATAAATGCCTATTTAGTTAGTGGTTGGGATGGACGGAGTCGCCTATAGTTTCTCTAATTAGAGTACGCCACGCCCGCCATTCCTGAGACCACGCGAAGCACGTTCACGCCGCGAGCATACACACGGACCTTGGCGGTGTTGGTGGAGTCAACGGTGTTGGAGCTAAGCACAAGCTGAAGCACGGCATTGTCGATGCGGGAGAAGTTGCAGGTTCCCGAGGGCTGGTGCTCCTCAGGGCGCAGGGCGAAGGAGTACACGTTGATACCGGTATCGGGGTTGCGGGTGTGGTGCTGGAAGGGCTGCACGGTGTCGAAGTAAGATCCCTCGCGCTCGGAGAATCGGTCCTGGCCGTTAAGCTGAAGCTTGGCGGTGACGACCGGGTTCTCACCCCAGCAGTGCATGGAGTGGGCAGCCTCGGCAAGCACGACGCTGGTGGCGTCAGAGATGGCCTCCTGGAACTCGTTGCTGTTGATGATGGTTTCGGCAGAGGCAGAGGAGGCGAACTGAGTGAGCGAGTTCTCGATGACATCAAGGGCATCAGTGTAGTTGAAGGGCTGGGCACCCAACAGCTTGAAGAGGGGCTTGCCACCCACAAGAGAGTCGCAGTAGTTAACGTTGGCATCAGGCTGCACAACCCACACAAGTTCCTTGCACGGGTGGTTGAAGTTAAGCTTGATTCGGTTGGAGGACGAACCCACAGATTCATCACCAGTGAACTGCACCTGCTCGATGAGGTACTCGTGGGGGTTCTGGGCCATCTTGCGGCGCTCATCGGTATCAAGGAAGATGTAGTCCACGTACAGAGAAGCGGCCACAAGGGACTGCTGGTAGGCGGTAGAAAGGGCCTGGTTCCCGCTGGTGGCGGTAATATCAGACACAGCCCACAAGCATTCGCCGATGGGGCGGAAATCGATGTTGATCTTCACCTCGTGGTACTGAAGGGCAATCAGGGGCAGAGCAAGACCGGGGTTGTTGCAGAACCAGAACTGAAGAGGGATGTAAAGGGTGGTCTCCGGAAGCGCATTGCGGAGAGCGCAGGTCTGTCCGGGCACACTCGAGGCAGCGCAAGGGGTGTCAATATCAGCACCGCTGGCGTTAGTCAAGTAGGTAAGCTGGGTGGTGTTACCAACCATCTTGTTGTAGCCACGCTCCTGCTCAGAGGTCATGGTAAGCTGGTTCCAGATGTGCATCCAGTCACCGTATTGGCGGTCGATGCGCTGGCCACCGATCTCAACCTCAACCTGGGCGACAAGCTGCTCACCCACATAGTCCAACCAGCGGGCAGTGACACCGTTGGAGCCCGAGACCTCCGGCAGAGTCACCTGCAGGCAGGTGCGGTAGGCAAGATCACCATTGCGGCTGATGGTGCAGGTCACACGGCGGCCGAAATCGGCTTGGCCGGAGAAAGTCTGCTCGATCGACTCCATGGCGAAGTTGGTGTGGCGGCGGTAAGACACCTTCCAGAAGGTAATTTCAGGGGTACCAGTCAGGAACACGTCCTGGGCACCGTACGCGACAAGCTGCATAAGAGCACCTCCCATTGTTATATACTTTAGAATAGAAAAAAATCTCAGAAATAAGCGCGAAATTATCCTAAATACAACGGAATGTTAATATACTATTTACCGGTTGAATGGGTCAATCGGTAAATCAGTTTTGCATAGCAGGTTCAAATTATTTGTTGGTTTTTAATTATAAAGTTTTCTAAATAATCCTTCTGAAACACCTCTGTTCTGTTTTCATGTTTTTTAGTAAATATGTATGTATCTGCGCCGCGTTTTTTCACCATCCAACCATCTTCAATTGCATTATATATGAATAACATCTTTTGAAATTCAGTATGGTTAAACTTTACCACAGGATCAAATGCAGGTATATGAAACTGTTGTTTATGCATGTTTATTTATTCAAAGGTTTTATTATCAATGTTTTAACGATGATAATAAAGTATGATTTGTCTGTAATCATATAAACCATCATGTTATATTATACCTATATGACATCAAATATCCAAGGAGGACCATCAATTGATGTAAAACATGATCAAATGATGGAAAAGTTCAAACATATTGAAGAACATGTAATACCTCAACTGGAAAGTGAGAAGGAAACAATGAAGAACAAATACGAAACTGCAGACGTAGATAAAAAGAATGGTATGCGGTTAAAACTCCAGTCACTCACAAACAAAATCAAGCGGTTAAAGATGGAAAAGAACAATTATTTTCTGGAAAACTCTAAATATATATTCACTTATTTTGAAGAAAAACAGAAGATTAATAGTGGTGATCAAAAGCGTTCAGATGATGGAATAATGCGTTCGTTTTTTAGAATCAAAAGTACAACAGACGAAGAATCCACCAATCATAGTCGATATAATACATCTCGACAGTTATATCAAAAATATTGGAAGAATATTAATGAAGAGACCATATTAGTAAGAGATTTCACTATTGAACACGAAAAATGTAATTTTTGCAATGCCGGTGAAATGATTTCTCAAGAGGACGAGGGGGTGCTGATATGCAATAATCGAGAATGCGGAAAATTTGTAAGACATATTGTCGATAGCGCAAAACCATCAAATAAGGATCCTCCAAATGAGGTGTCGTACACTGCCTATATACGACTCAACCACTTCAAGGAGATCCTTGCGCAATTTCAGGCAAAGGAGACCACACAAATTCCAGACGATATTATCGACATGATCCGCAACCGTATCAAAAAAGAGCGCATTACCGATTTATCGACATTGGATTACAATAAGATGCGAGAGATTCTGCGAAAACTTGGGCTTAACAAGTACTTTGAACATATTCAGTATATTAACTCCATATTTGGTATCAAACCACCGGTCATGGACAATGATCTTCATGAAACGCTGTGTGTACTATTTATTGAAATACAGCGACCATGGGCACTTCATTGTCCTCCAACACGAACAAACTTTTTCAATTATACATATACGCTGTACCAATTATGCGTGCTTCTTGATCAAACGCAGTATCTTCCGTTTATCCCAATGTTAAAAGACCGCGAAAAACAGTTGGAACAAGATATGATTTGGAAAGATGTTTGCAAAGAACTTGATTGGCAATTCTTTCCAACGGTATAAATTATTATATGCAGATGTTAAATGCACATAATAATCAGTGTATTACATTATAAAATGCTTATTTAGGAATAGCGGGAAACCCAACAAGGTTGGCACCAATACCGAATCCGGCACCCGTGCGGGCAGAAGCACCAATGGCAGGCACAAACACGTCAAGGATGCTAAAAGTCATGGTGGCCACAAGGGCAATCACCACAACCTCCTCAAGGGCAAGTCCCTTCTTGGGGATACCGTAAGCCACGGCCGCCACCACAAAACCCTCAATAAAATATTTCACCAATCGTCGCACAATCTCTTGCAAGTCAAGCTCACCGAACATTATATAGTATTTCAAGAAAAAAATACAGTGTTCGTAAAAAAGATATAAATACCATCTCAGTAGAATGCATATAATGTCATCGTTCGAAAGAAAGATGGTTGATGGAAAGCCCAACCCTAAATATGTAGATTTATGCGACGAAGATCCAGTTATTTCTGGTCAAAAATTCGCATGCCTTTCGTTTGTTTCTCCCGAAAAGATTTTGGAGCAACGAGACATGTTCATGTTTAATGAATTTGTTAAATCGTGGGATTTTACTAAATCAATGAACAAATTCGTTGAGTTCATTCAGTTCATGTGCCACAAGTACAATCTAAATCCTGAAACGGCAATGGAAAGTTTCAAGGAATTTGTGGAATCGGAGAAACAGGTGTTGCGATCCACACCGGTTACCGACGATTTCCGCAACTTTATGGATCAGCACGAAGAAGAACTTGGAAACGAGTTTAATAAGAAGCATAATTTCCAAACATCGGTACGAGGTCTCAAAATTCGCGGAGCCTTCAATACTCAAGAGGAAGCAGAGGAACGATGCAAGTTCCTTCGCGATATGGACCCCAATCACGACATCTTTGTTGGCCCAGTAGGAATGTGGATCCCATGGGACCCCGATGCATACAAAACCGGACGCATCGAGTTTATGGAAGAGGAACTCAACCAGCTCCACAAAGAAAAACTCGAAAATGAGAAGAAGGCCAAGATTGAGTTTGAAGCCCGTGTTCGTGAATCAAAGCGGAAGGCAATTGAGAAGAATGTAGAAGAAGCGAAAAAAGCGGGCAATGTGCTTACTCAGAACATCGATGAAGATGGAAACCTCCATGGTGTTTTGGAAACCGTCGACTTTGATAGTCGCGAAGTTGCTGATGACGAAGAGCGCAAAGAACATAACACCAAGGTCATTGAAGACATGTTGAATCGTGAAAAGAAAGATTAATTATTATGTCTAACCAAGTAATTGTGTATTCATTTAATACACAACTATTGAATAACTTACCAAGCGGACTTCGATTTCTTGACATTAATAGAATTTCCCGGAGTCTTCTTTTTTGATTTTCCCGGATCGTACTCATCCTCATCATCTGACCCAATATTTTTAGACAATTCCCAGAACTCTTTAGACCCCAATTTAAAATCCGGTCGATGCTCTGCTTTGTACCAGAAGATTTGTTCATTCAACTTATTTGACTTAGCATTGTTATTGATCACAAGGCACTCATAATTCTCCGTAGTTTGATCCATCACTGAACAAAAGGCATCGAGTGTGGGAAACATAGATGCATAATTTTCCCATATACGCTTACGATTGGTCATATAAGGCTCACGAAGAATGAACACATAGTCAATATTGGTGCGCAAATTAGGTGGAATACCCAATGGATACTGCATGGTGATGATAAGCATGATCTTCCAATGTCTGCCATTCATAAACAGCAACCGCATCAATTTATCACGTGTCCACGACTGATCATATAGACAATCATCAAGGATGGCAAATGTACGCGGGTCGATTTTAGTTCTACCATACTTTGCAATCTCGGCCTTGGTCTGTTTTAGTACAACTTTCTGGCGTCGCAGGATATTTTCAATGAGAACCGAGTTGTATTCTTCATGAATAAATAGCTTTGGTACGTGCTGTGAATAAAAACCGTTACCTGCCTCAGTGCCTGACATTACCGTACCAATTGGAATATCGCGATGATGATAAAGAAGATCCCGAACAAGAAACGATTTTCCAGTATCACGACGTCCAATCATCACAATGACTGGTCCTTTATTCTCATCAGGCTTAAACGTAATCGTTTTCATATCAAATTTCTTAAGCTCAAGTGTCATATATTGTAGCGAAATACAATAAATGCATGCAATGAACGTGTAATGTGTTTAAATGTTGATTAAAATACATGCATGTACAATAATGATTATACACAAACTCAGACCGGTTCCCGATGTTTCGACATGGGTATCTACAACGGATGACTATAATGAATTTGATATGAAGAACCTAAAGATGGGGAACCCCATTATTGAAAATTTAGTGGGCAGTGGTAATGATTTTTTGATAGGTCAACATGTCGTAGATGAAACCCATGTATGCGATAATTCAGGGAATGTAACAACCGCCAACCTGTTTTTCAAACATGCACCGTTATATGACCCAATACATTACATGATAGGTGCATATACGGATGAAAAGAAACAAAATAAACTAAACGACGTCCATAATGCATCCTATGTTGATTATATGGCATACTTATTCCTCAGCAAACTGCATGATGACTATGGATTTATACACAGTCTCAAATATTACGGATCATTCACAAGTACCCAAGGTAAATATCGCATGAATATTCTGGATGACCTCGACTATATCCAAGAGCACGATTACTTTCATAAGAATCTTACCAAGCTGTTCCATACAAACATACTAAGTTATCAAACGACCAACTTCAAAAACGAATCGAATAAGAATCGCCCCCAATTAACAATCGAAGATGATGTCCCATTAGAAATTACGGACGAACCCACGATAGAGTCGGAAAATATTACAGACAATGTTGTTGAAAGTGGAATGCATGAAGTTGATCTTGATAATCTAATTGGAGAGGAAAAGTTTGAAATTAATATTCCCGCCAATGGTTCTGACTCTGATACGGAGGATTCCGGCAATGATGAATCCGAAGATGAAGATGAAGAACAAGATGAATCTCGTTGGTCGGATATGCAGTCGGATTCAGACGATGATACAAATGCGGACGACGAACCGCTTTACGCATATATCTATGACTTCCCTGTTCAAACCGTTGTTCTCGAACGTTGCAAAGACACGCTGGATAAACTTTTTCAAACAGCCCAGATCGATAAAAATTCAGGACGCGCTGCGATGTTCCAGGTAATTGCGTCCCTCTATGTATTCCAGAAAGCATTTCAACTTACGCATAATGACTTGCATACAAACAATATAATGTACATCGAAACGGATAAGGAATTTATAACATACCGCATAAAGGGAACCCTGTACCGTGTACCTACCTATGGTCGTATATACAAAATTATTGATTTCGGACGAGCGATATATCGTGTAGGAGATCATTTGTTTTGTAGTGACAGTTTTGCACCTTCCGGTGATGGAGACGGACAATACAATACAGAACCATTTTTCAACCCGGAAAAGAAACGGCTCGATCCTAACTATAGCTTTGATTTATGCAGACTGGGCTGTTCTATTTATGATTTTGTGATACCGGATGGTCTTGAAAAACATGACATGGACGAGTTTCAAGAGCTCATTATGGAATGGTGTCATGACGACAAAAACAAAAATGTTTTGTATAAGCGGAATGGAGAAGAGCGCTATCCGGATTTCAAATTATACAAGATGATTGCCCGTACCGTAACAAAGCACACGCCAGAAAATCAATTAAACCGCGAGTTTTTCAAAGAGTATCTGGTAGATGCGTGCGACGACGAGATTATAGATCTCGATAGAATTGAACGGTATTCTTCGCTGTAATTTTATGACTATATACATAATCATAAAAGCATTTATTTGTGTTTCTTGTGCGTCTTCGCCTTCTTTCCGGCACGCTTCTTCTGAGTCTTCCTCTTCTTCCCGGCACGCTTCTTGTGCGTCTTCGCCTTCTTGTTATGGCGTTTTCCTCCGTCCAAAAAACTGGGATCTGCCAGTATACCAATCACGTCCTCGTCAACTTGTTTCTGGGTAATACGCCTGCGCTTTGCGGGATGTGCTTCTATGGCATCCAATTCTTTTACGCCGGTGGGCATAAGTTTGGTGAGGTTTTTCGGGTCCCGACCACTTAAAAACCCAGGCTCTTGGATGATGTCATAGATCTCCTGTTCAAACTCGGCATCAAGGCCTCGGCGACGATCTTCATGAATCTCTCTAAACGTTCGTTCTGCTTTGGGTCCGTCCGTAAGACGCGCGAATGTCTCGACATCGTCGTCGGTTATCTCCATCTCGTTTTTCTTTTCCTCTTTAGGGGCCGCAGTCATTCTTTTACGGGTAGATCTGGCGCTCATGCTATAAAACATACATACATTTTTCTTTCACGTCGTCAAATCCTATTCGGTTCCTCGTTGTTGTAAAAGGTCCATCGCGTTTCCTGCACAGGATCAGGCATTCGCCGAAAATAGCGATAAATTATACGTGCAAGAGTAAAACCTAATCTGTATACTCCAAAATGATGGTCAAATAGTGAGGGTGCAATTCCTGGATCTGGCATGATAATTACTCAACCTATTGTCATATGTTTACATGGATTATGTTTGTGTTTACAAATCCTATATAGAGCCATCGTACACGTATACGTATATACCTATGCCAATTCATTACGGAATAACTGATCCAGACGACCTCCTTTGGGGAAGCAATGTAATGGCAGGCATGCCGCCTGCCCCTGATGTGGACCAAGCCATGCCTATCGCCGACATTCTCCATAATCTATTTGATTTCTTGGGTCACTTGTTCCATTTCATCTAAATGCGCTCTATCTCCATGCGTCATGGAGATAAAGCTTCCAGTGGGGTTCGAACCCACGATCTTTCGCTTACTAAGCGAATGCCTTACCACTTGGCCATAGAAGCACAACATATACAAGCGTATCCTCTTTATACCGGTTTTTCAAAAATTTGTTTATAGCCTAACATCCTCACTGTACCTACGCACTTTCAATTTGGCCAACTCACGTAGCTGTTCCGGTGTGTTTACACCAGCCACTTCCCATTGTCGCTCCTTTGGAATATGAACAATGTCCACCTCGATGATTTCGTTATCCGCAATCAGTTTCACGACGTCCGTGAGGTAGTATTCGCTTTGCTTATTGTCCGTGTTGAGCATAGGAATGTATTTATGCAGGTCAGATCCACGAAATGCATACACACCGCAGTTCACCTGTTTGATCTCCTCCTCTGAATAACTGCAGTCCTTTTGCTCGACGATTGCGTGAAAAAAAGCACCATGTAAAACGATACGCCCGTATCCAGTGGGGTCATCCAGGTTTGTTGTGACAATGGTGAGCGCGCGGAATGAATTCATCATTTCCTTCATTGTGTATGGCGATAACAAGGGCATATCCGCCGAAAGCACGATGACCCGATCGTCTTTTTCATCTTGCAACTTGTCCAAACAAGAGCGCACCGCGTCGCCCGTTCCGCGGGGCTCTTCCTGCCTGACCATCTCAATGGCCATTTTATTCATATCAAAATGTATCGCAAGTGTTTTGTGAATTATATGTTCGTGTCGACCAACCACCACCAGGATACGCGACGGACGGAGCACATAGGCACTTTCTACCACACCGACAATCATCGGCAAACCGTTTATTTCCCGGACCACCTTAGGTGGACCGGGACCCATCCGTGTACCCTCGCCTGCAGCCATGATAATTACTGTAAGATCAGTCATAATGTTACAAGATATATTTTTGCTTCTTTATTTCATTTGTTTGTTGTCTTACATGTACGTCTTTCGGAACTGCTCCAAATCCATCACCGGGATGTTGAGATCGCGAGCCTTCTGGATCTTCGACGAGCTGTCGTCAGCGTCCTTTACGATCACCAGTTCCACATTCTTGCTGACAGCACCGCTGATCGTGGCGCCGTATTTCTCGAGTGCGGCAATGACCTCTTTGTCGCGGGTCTTGGACATCACCACCTTCTTTCCCTTGAGAGGATGATCCTCCACGGGTTCGATGGCCTCTTCTACCGCACCGTCAGCAACGGGCTCAGATGCCGCTGTTTCCAACTTGCCATCAAGGTTGCACTCACGGAGGAAGTCCAGTAGATCGGGAATGTTGGTGGCGAATGCCTTGGCGTTTTCAGGTCCGATGCCAGGCACGCCACGGAGGGCATCTTCCTTTTCCTGCATGGTCGCATCGCTCGTGAGGATGTCGGGGAGCGCCTCCATGACAGGTCCGATCTTTCGCTTTCCGAGGCCGCGACCCAGTTTTCCCGAGGCCGCCATGATCTCGACAAGCGACGCCCCCTCCACCTTTTCCTTGATGCCAGTGTGCAGCTTCTTGGCCATGCGGCTCTGGAAGCCGTCCACGGCCTTGAAGTCATCCTCAGTCATGGCAAGGATTTTACAGACCGAATCATGACCGGCATTGGCGAGCTTCTTCACATTGCCCTTTGATAGGCCGTCCACGCTTAAGCTGGTGAAGAACTCGGTGATGATCTTGTTGCGCACGTCTTCATTGGACTCCTTGTCGGCCAGCATAATGTCAACGTGCGTAGAGGTCCAGACATAGTCCACCTCCGGCATGAGAGGCTTCTCCGCGGGCGTGGTGACATCCTTGATGTGGGGGATCACATCCCCGCTCCTCACCAGCTGGACCACCGCACCCACGCCAATATTGTTCTTCTCGATAAAGGCGCCATTGAACCCAGTAGCGTACTCAATGGTGACACCGGCCAGCTGCACTGGCTCAATGCGAACGCGCGGCTTGAGGTATCCGCTCTTGCTGGGCGACCAAATGACGTCCACTACCTTGGCCTCTGTAACCTGGTCGGACATGACCATCTTGAAGGCAAACGAGTGATCAGGGTTCTTGGCCTTGCGGGGGTGCACATTATCGTCACTGACAATGATCCCGTCAATCTCGTACTTGTAATTGGCACGCACATCGATAAGCAGCTCCGACAAGGATTCGTTGGTGACGTCCTCACGGGTCTCGTTCCAGACAACCACGAATCCCTTGTCTGCCAGCATCTGCATCTGTTCGCTGGGCTTGATTTCGGGGTCAATGACCTCGTACGCGACGAAGTCAATGTCCTTGGCCTTTTTATCAGCCGACTTGCGGTTCACCGTGCCCGCCACCAAGTTGCGGGCATTGGAAAACTTGTCACTGTATTTCTCCTGAAATACTTCTTTGGGAATAATAAACTCCCCGCGGACAATGACATCAGGCACGTCAGGGATGTCAATATACTTCAGGAGGTGCGAAATGTCCTGTCCGTACGTCCCATCGCCGCGGGTGTACAGTTTTCGGACTCCCTTGAGCGAGTAGTACAGGCCGCTCACTCCGTCCAGTTTGCACGACAGAACATAGGAACCGGCATACTTTCCTTTCCATTGCGCGAGCGCATTGGAGTCGGGCTTGATCTTGTCCATGGATGGCATGTTGACCGGAAGCTTGACCTTTTTCTCCACCGGGGCACCGACGTCTCCAAGGGCAGTGTTGTCAGGTGCAACTCTTGCGAGGTACTCCTTGACCACATCGAACTCGTTGTCAGTGAGGGTCACCTCGCCTCCGGCATCCGTGAGCGAATGGAACTGCTCGTTCGCCAGCTTGATCATGTCAGCAATGTCCTTTTCTTCGAGAGATTCGAGGTAGGACATACCGCGCTCCTTGAACAGCTTCATATTGTCCATGGTTTTCGTCTTGTTCATCTTCGTAGTCTTGCGTTTACGCGGCTTCTTAGGCTCTTCCTTGGGCTCTTCCTTGGGCTCTTCCTTGGTCATTTTCATAATGCTTGTTTCTTTTTCTTTTGATATATGAAGCGGTTCATCACATGAAAACCTTTCAATTTTTTCAATAAGGGTATCCCGATCGGTCATATGCGTGACACATGACTTGTCAACGCCAACAATTTCAGCAACGCGTGCCTGCAGATCTTCAATTGTTGCATCACTCTCACCACCGCGTTGGATTGGCATCGACCGGCTTTTTCTGGTTCTGGTCTTTTTCATTTCGGACACTAATAAAGGACTGGGTGTTTTATTTTTGTCCCCACTGCGTACCTTGCGTGTGACATTTTTCGGCGCAACGTCGCGCTGCTCGGGCAGAAGATATTTCATTCCCAGAAAGGCAAAGATCGACTCCTCATCAGGAAACGCATCAGGAATCTTCTCGGTATCCCGTTCCTCCCCCTTCTCCTTCTTGTAGAGACCATGTTCATTCAGTGAATAGCCCTTTCGTAGGGCACGAATACGCATCTGGGTATTGAGATCCTTGCTCCCAGTAAAATACAGAGTAGCAAAAGGATATTCGTCCGCCGGGCTATACAGAAAGTCCACGCGTCGCGCCTTGCGATAGGGCGCCAGCTTGGCGATAACAAGGCTCTTTGTGGGTCCGCGCGACAGCACTTCAGTGACAATCCCGTCACTCGCAAGCCTCGAGATGAAATCCTGGAACGTCGCTCGTGTCTCAGTGGTGACAATCACATCAATGTCGCCGGAGTCGGGCTTGCCGCGACGGTAACTCCCTACAATCTTGGCCTCGCCGCCCTCTTTATTGGTTCTTCGTACACGCTCAAAAGCCGACATGATGACCTCTTGGTATTCGTCAATCTCGGCACGCGGAATGCGCTCCAAGATGTCCTCGTAATGTTCCAGTCCAGACCGCTGTGCACCTGTCAAGAGATGTTGGTTTGCGCGTAAATCATCAATCGTCTTCATGCCCTTTGCTTCAAGATCAGCTGCCTTTTTAGGCCCGATGCCAAATACCGTAGTAAGTATGCTCTCGGAACCTTGGTATTGTAAATCCATAATGGCTATACAATATTGCAATAAATTAAAACCCCGGGTCATTTGTGTATACCGTAGTGCCTGTCATATCACCAATAGGGTTATTGGTAATTGCACTGAACATGTTCCCAAGAGGCGTCTTAAATAAGTTATAAATATATCCTCCGCCAAATGCCGCTATAAATACCATCAAGGCGTCTCGCGCAATTTCCTTGATCGGTTTCATTTCACGGTCAATGTATTTCATATCGAGAATACGTAGTACACAGTATACAAGCGCAACAAGACATGCAAGAATGAGTTCCTGTTCCATTATATTTAATATCGATAACAAATAATCGCGGTAGATACGAATTATAGTTCCTCGATTTCCCCCAATAATGCGCTAATGTCCTCGTCGTCACGCATCGGTTCTGCCGTTGGCTTTGTCATATCTTCAAAATCAGTTAAATGTACATCCTCGTCATGTATCGTAAGCTGCTCGTCGTCCCCCATACGTCGCTCAAGCTCACGTGCGGCATTAATCTCTTCAAGATGTTCGATCGATTTGGGAGCCTCAATTTGCGTGATATGATCTGTCTCGGTAAGTACAGTGTCGGTATTATTAAATGATACTATTTCCGCAGATTGTTCGGCGGAAGGAACTGGTGGTGGTTCCAAGACAGGGGTTGATACAGGTGGGATGATAAGAGGCTCAGGCATTTTAATGATTTCGTTTGATATTTCTGCGGGGGTTTCGAATGCTTCAACAACCGGAGCAGGTTCCATTCCACCGATTGTAGTAACTGGTGGTTCTGGCGAAATAACTGGCGGAATAACTGGGGTCGGAATGGGCTGTTCAACCGGCTCTGGCGCAGGTGGAGGAGCAACCTCCTCAATAACAACCTCTTCGTCTTCTTCTACCGCATCATCCATGTAAGCCCGAATGATAGATTCTGTGGGAATACTATCACGGATCGTTGTCATGATGCACTCCTGTACAATAACCTCCAATTCGCGAGCATTTTTCTGGTGCTGCAACGACCCTACGTTTTTCTCAAATAGATAGACGTTTCTGTAAAGTCTTCGAGCGCAATGAATATACACCTTATGAATGAACTCGTCCAACTTAGGAACAGCAATGTCTATTTTCTTCTGTTTGGTTCCAACACGAATACACGTTAATACTTTTAATTGAATAATGTGCACGCATGTAATAAGGTCTTCTAAATAATTGCAGCCGCTCCTCTTAATAATTCGATCTCGTTCTTGAGCAATAATCTCATTATTCCATTTGGGGATACGAATGAGCAGCTCCTGAAATGTCATTAAATACTTACTTAATTCGTCATTTTCAAGGCAAATTCCCCAACCCTCATTAAAGATTGATCGAAACCCCTCGATGACAAGAGGCGTCATAAGAGTTACAAGTCGACCACACCACTCGTTACGAGACTCATGAAGGTTTGTAATAACAAAATCGTCCATTATAGTGTATTGAAAGCTTTAAAAAGCATGGGTTAAACGAGCGCATGTCGATAATGATAATTGAATAAAAAGGTCATTAACAATTGCTCGTTCTTAAATTGGATTCTACATTCATCGAATTTCATGATTGTATCGGCCGTTCGATATGACATCTCTCCATCTTTCAATGCATCGATTATATGGAAACTGTGCACTCCCTGTCGATATAATAGATTCGCCGTATTGATGATAGTTTCCATATCCACGGCAGTGTCGAGCTGTTCTAATGCATCCTTTGCAATTTGAATCTTATCGCTACTACACACACGTGGCAACATGGAATATCCATCAACAAATTTCTCAGGTATATGAATTTCACAAAACCGCGACAAAATAGGGTTCAGTAATTTGTACTTGTTTTCCGCAATCATAAAGAACCGGGTACTATGGCTAAACACCTCTATGCATCTGCGCAATGCCGATTGTGCATCAATGGTGAGATTGTCAGCATTAGAAAGAATGATACTTTTAAAACAGGTCTTATATCGCAGGTTTGATTTTGCATAGAATTTCAGTTCGTCGCGAATAAATCGAATACCCTTCCCGTATGCGCAATTGACCATCATAACGTTTTCCCGCATAACCTCTTTGTTTCCGCCATAGATTTGGTTTATAAACTCCATCAATATAGACCGCTTACCAACACAGTTGGGGCCATGAAATATAATGTTTGGAATCTTTTTCGCCGCAACAAAGGCGGATAACATGTTTTTAATTTCGTCCATGACGTATATGCAGGAGTGTTTTTATCCTAATTTTACAACTTTCTTAAATTCGGTAGAATATTGGTATCTTCCTTGGTACATTGTACGCCGTTCAAGATTACATTTCAAACAGGCTATAACGACATTATTATCATTATGACCAAAATTGTTGTTTTCTCGTTCCAATGTCCATTGCATCGGGTCACGTGATTCACTATAGAATATTTTCACATCATTATTGCAATAGTAACACTGCTTTTCACTACTCAATAACTTGGAAATTACTTGTGACCGTGTAACAAAAAGAGACGGTTCAAACAGGTTCTTTTTTCTATCCTGTGCCCTGTATGCACCAACTTTTGCTGCAAGCATTCTATTCATGAATTTCACGTCATTATTTTCATGTTCTCCGGTATTCGCCTGGTTTAAAATACGAAGCTCGTCGTTTCTTGTGATTTCATCATAATTCCATGTATTCATTTGTGTAATTTTTCTGGCACTTATTTTCTTTTCTGTTACTTCATGCTCCGTATCTGAATGTTTTGGCGAGGTTAAATCTATAATAATACGTTTCATATATTATCACAAAACTATAACATTTAAAATTGAACCCATTGATAATAATAATAGAAGGTACTTTATTTATAATATACACCATGTCTGATATTAGCGATCTTGAAAATGAAATTAATGAATTTGAAACCATTAAATTGTCATCAGACAATCAATGCAACGACCCTGAAACTGAACAAGTAAATGACGATGTTGATCTATTGTCAGAAGCATCCACCATAGAAATCCCACCAATCTACACCGATATTGATGATATGTATTGTTGTCTTAACGAAACAGCTTGTCATACCATTGACAATAACATAATTGACATGTTTCGACATAAATTCCACACGATTATAAAAAGCGAAATTATTTCAGACTTACATAACTTTATGGAACCCGGCGCGGTTGATTCTATCGATGAAATGATTGATGAAGCAATTGATATTCAAATGGATTCTTATCCAAAGTATCAAGAGTCTCATCAAAATATTGCAATTCCAGTTAACGACATTTCCCTTGAAAGGTGTATCAACGTCCCGCAAGTAGCACAGAAAACTGAAGAATGGTATAAGCAACGAATGAACATGATGACCGCCAGCAATATGTGGAAAATAATAAAATCCGATGCCACCCGAAACAGTTTCATATATGATAAATGCAAAATGGACAATACACAAATATTCAGCCAGCCCATGGACTGGGGGAATAAATATGAACCAGTAAGTACTATGCTATACGAAATGCTATTTAATACAAAGGTTACCGAGTTTGGCTGCATACATCATAAAGAATACCCGATGATTGGTGCATCTCCAGACGGAATCGTGTTAGATAAGGAGCATCGATTATATGGGCGAATGTTGGAAATTAAAAACATATACAACCGAGACATTGTCGGTGTGCCAAAAGAAGAATATTGGGTACAAATGCAAATTCAGATGGAAGTATGCGACCTGGATGCATGCGATTTTCTTGAAACCCGTTTTAAAGAATATGATGACAACTCCTTCTTTAATGACACGTCCGGAAGGATTCGTGGCGTCATAGCAGAAAACGTAGACGGGCGTTATTATCATCCAATATGCGATACATACACCATTGTAGACGTATCCGAATGGTTATGTCAGTATGGAATCGCAACGGTATCTTACTACTATCTTGATGAATATTCGTGTGTCACCGTAATGCGTAATTCAGAATGGTTCAATAGATGTCTCCCTCACTTTCTTGAGACATGGGAAACAATTTTGAAGGAGCGTGTAGATGGTTATGAACATCGCCTTCCCAAACCGCGCGAAAAAAAACAAGTAAATGTTGTAAAATTAGATGTGGATATGGAAGAAGTGGAAAGGGTAGCAAAGGAATTGAGCAAAGAATGGGATGATTTAAATCTTAATATGGGTACAACGAATAATTAAGCAAGGTATTGGTCTGCCCCTTGGTTATTTTCTCTTGCAGCAGGGGTTTGATGGGCAAGGGGCTGTTCTGCAATTAGATTGTATAAGGAAGTTTGATCATCTGTATTGGTCTCGGGGATCGCCATTCTCGATGGGTCGACATAAGTATTCTCATACGGAATACCTTGGTATCCATTGTCAGTCTCGATAACATTGGGCGTTCTTCGCGTGTCGATATAAAAGTGCATTCCTTGTGGCGGAGGCGTGTGAAAGTCCGATTCACTGTACACGTCTTCTTCATATGAAGAATATAATTGACGGAATACTCTTGACTGGGAATTGTCACTTAACATCTGGTTATCGTGCACAAAGTCCTCGGGTTGTGTTTCTTGATTGAGCATTTCAGCGTCAATGATGGTTGTTTCTGGAACCAATATGGGGTTCATTTGATTCTGGAAATCTTGCGAGAAATCGAATGACTGTGTTCTTTCCATATCAACCTCATAACGACCCATTATTACATGCATCATAGGTTCATGCGGCGGAGTATGTGGACTGGGTGGAATAAGCGGGGTTTGTTCGCGCTTTGGTTGTCGTGTAAGATTTGCTCTGCATAACGGACAATCGTTTGACTTACGCGCATGCACAATCAAGCATTCTGTACAAAACTTGTGTTTGCAAATCGTAATCGACACATTTTTGTCCTCGAATGGTTCGTAGCATATAGGACAATCGTCTATGGTTTCAGTCTCGTCGACACTGTCAACAACCGTCTCTACCTCCATTGCTGCATTACGATCATGATAAAGACCGGCCCATGTTTGTTTCAACAACTCTATCTGCTGTTTTCTCGACATAATTGAGGGGTATCCATAATGGGACGCCATCCGCTTAATCATTCGCGTACTCAGATAATCGAAATTAGGCGAACTGTTTGTTGTTGTCATAAAACATTTTATCATTTCGGAATCATGTTTACAATTATTGATGGTATGATTATGTGCGCCACAGTAGCCACAACATCGACGTCGTCGTTCAGTCATTCTAATATAAATATCTTATTTACATTAGATTTTCCATATGTAGGCTTTCAATTTTTCAATCATTTATTGCGATCATCGTACATTTTTTTCACCATATTTGCATACTGTTTGGCATTCTTGACAGTCCGACCTCGTCTGGTTTCATGTGGTACATACTCGCCGCTATCATACACGCCCTTTCGATTGCGTTGCTTTCGCGTCATACTTGCATACTTACCTATTTTTCGCTCACTCATAGATGGAATATATCCGTCATTAAGCTTTTCCAATATTAACTGCGATACTTGTTTTTCCGCATCCTCTTGATTAAGGCCCATTGCCACCGTTTTCTGTGATATATCGGATTTTGAATTCTTCTTACGTCCAAATGGAAGTTTTAAAGCGGTTTTTATGTTATATTTTCCACCCTTTTCAATTACATCCACATCCCACCATCCCCGACCTCGCTTAAGTCGTACATATGCAGAATCAGAAAACTTGTCGCGTGATTGTTTTTCCTCACTGTATTCAGTAATAACAATTAAGTCATTATTGCTCGATTCTTTCAATATATGACGATCGGGTGGCGTTTCTGATTTTTTGAATTTTCTTGCAATCTTATTTTTGGGTTCTATATCCTGCTCAGGGATGATAGCAGATGTAGTTTCTGCTACTTCATTGTATAAGGTAATTGCTTGTTCCGCTCCATTTTTAACAATGTCAGGGACAACCAATTCGTCAGACACTTCTTGTGGCACACGTACAACCATTTGCATAACGGATTCGGGTTCTTCTTGTGGCACTCGTACAACCATTTGCGCCTCTGGCTCCTGTTCTTCTTTCTGATCCTCAATTTGTAAAATGGGCTCTTCTTGATCTACCGGAATATCTTCAACCTCGATTGGCACCATTGCAGTTCTCAATGCTTGTTGTTCGTCATACAATCTTTTTGATTCTCGCATCTTTTCTGACGCAGCAATCATTTGCATAAGGTGTCGTGTTTGTTTTTCTTCCTGCTCCAATTTGCGAATTTCTTCTTGTTCGCGTGCAATCCGTTCAGCCTCTTCCCGGGCCGCTTTTTCACGTTCAATCCATTCGGCTTTTTCCTGCTCAGCTTTTTCGCGTGCAACCCGTTCAGCCTCTTCTCGTTCAGCTCTTTCGTGTGCAACCCGTTCAGCCTCTTCTCGTTCAGCTCTTTCGCGTGCAACCCGTTCAGCCTCTTCTCGTTCAGCTCTTTCGCGTGCAACCCGTTCAGCCTCTTCTCGTTCAGCTCTTTCG